GGATCTCGTCCACTGTGTTCTCGATAGATATACGAAGCTGAGCTTGCTGGTGTTGCTGTCTTAACTTAGCTGGATCGTTGTCCTGATTGTTTTGTCTGTTGTCTATAAGGATATCTTTGGGATTCATACCGTAGTAGGTTAACCCTGTACCCTTACTGATAAGCCAAAATGACAATATCCAAGTGATAACCAAGTCGTCATGTGAACCATCAGCATGATCCACCCTACTGTTTTTAATAACCAAAGACAACATCTGATCTATCAACATCACATCACGTACACTATCAGCTGTAAGTCTGGTAGCGTTCTGTAAGGTATTGCTATAAAGATCAGATCTGCTTGTCATACCAGAAGCTGAAGTAGCAAAACCAAAATCTTTCTTATGTTCTATAAGTAGATCAGGTAAAGCCAATAGGTTATATCTTAATAACTTCTCTATGCGATTCAGAGGACCCGGATTCTCCACAGACAGCTGTACGACTTTGTTATAGAGTCTTTTGAAAGGATTTATTCCTTTGCCAGGCAGCATCAATAACAAGTAATCTATAATAGCAGATCCAGAAGATCTTCTTTCTATAATACAAGTGAAGTTCTCAAACCGAACAAACCACTCCACCAACCATTGAGCAAATAGTATCAGGTTGGTCTCATTGTAGTTACCTACAGCTACTACCTCACCTGTCTGTACATCTCTCATGGTAAGAGCTATATCATCCCCACCAGCTGCATCACTGGTATCAAGAGCCATAGAGTAATGACCTCTAGCCATTCTCATGTTGATTTCATTCTCAGGTATATACCACCTGGTGATGTAACCAAACTTACTAGACATCTCACTGTAGTAATCTAATCTCTGGGAGTTTCTTATTTTCTCAGATTGTTCCACTGTAAAAGGAGAAGTGATGCTACCAGAGGTCCATTTGTTAAAGAAGTCTCTGTCAGCATCCTCACCTTTAGCACCAGTGATCTCAAGAGTCTCTCTTAACCAATCATCTGTATAACCTAGCTGCCTATGGCTAAACGTACAGTTAACACGAGCTTCTCCCTTAGGAGAGTTCTTTCTAACTGTTCTGTATAGATCATCTATGTTTACACAATCCAATAACTTCTCAGACCATAAAGCACTACCAGCCATTAGCTCATGAGCGTACTTACCATCCGGATCGTCTTTTTTACCAGCTGTTGTGGTAAATACGTTTCCGTAAGGTTCATGTTTTCTTTTAGCCAAAGCACGAGCAGCTGTGGTAGAAGCCAAAGCTGCTGGTAAAGTAATACCTACGTTGTATAAGAAAGCGATCTCATCTACTTTAAAAATAGGTGATGTAAGACCACGACCTACGTTCAAAGCAGCTTTAGGCGACTTGTTAGGTAAATGACCTTCATAGGAGTTGTCCAGATTACCGACTATTAACTTATCAGTGTTGGCTATATCACCTTTCTTACGCATGTTAAGATAGAAAGGTAGTTCATCTATGATGTCTTTAAGACGTATCAAGTTAGCTGATCTGAGCTTATCGTCTTTGGTAAGTAGATTAATCTTACCATGGGTCATGCCTATGTTTAACAAATAAGCATCTAATACGTCAGAAGAGAAAGACTTACCTGTTTGACGAGGCTGTATCAAGAATAGAGTCATGTGGTTAAAGAACAACCACGGTAAAGCTATACCACCTCTATTGGCTCTGTAAACGATAGGATCATCTACTGCACCACCAGGTGCCCTGGCTATCTCTCTTAAGTAGTACCAATAGTTACTCTTACATTCAAAAAGTATATCAGCCATTATCTCTACAGTCAAACTACTGTAGTCGTATGGATCTATACCTTGTAATCTTGGGTTATGTAAAGCCAAAGGGAAGGCATGGTTTTTAATACCCATGTCTCTATACATGGCAGCCATTCTAACAAACGACTTGTTGTTCGTTCTGTCATCTACGATAGCATCTGGATAACTTTTCCAGTCATCAGCAAAAAGTATGGTCATTTTTTATGTATCTTTCATAAACATAAAATAAAAATACATAATAAAATACACACCAGCCCTTGTGAGGCTGGTGTGTATCAAATTGAAACGATCAAGGTATTGTTGGTTTCAGCGTTTGCTTTTGGATCAGGTCTTCGAGAAAGTGAAGATATCGCACCAGAAGGATCCTGTGGAGATCGTCTTCAAGAAACTCTGCTATGCTGTCGTATTTAAAGACTACTTTAAGATTGTTAAATTGTCTAAGATGGTTAGGCACGGTATCATCTACCTGCATGCGGATCGAGTAGGCCACATGCTGCACTTCCATCGTAGAGAAATACTTTCTAACATAGTCCGTATATACTTCTTTATAGAAGAAGAATTCTACTTTTTTCCCACCCACGACCAGGAACTCAGATTTCATGAATTCAGGGCTGACCGGAGTGCGATCTGTGGTATAAAAGCGAATCCCTTTCATACCGACATAAATCTTCAATATCTGTCTTTTGAACATTTTGAACATACGGTCCTCTCTAGATTACCATACGATCAACTATTTCGTCCTATCAAAGCCCTTAAACAGATGTAGAGAATCAAAGAAGTGCGAGTAGCCATCATCAAACTTTCAGAGAATTTACTCTTACTTGAAAGCTTAACTATCTTAGCACCCATATCCCTGATCTTTAACAACTCTATGTCGGTAGACCGTGTGGATAGATATAAATTCTTCAGATTGGTGAGAATCTTAGGGTAGTCTCTCATGTTCTCTATCTGACTTTGATTCAACAGATGGTAACTATATATCACCACCCTCTGAACAAAATCCTGCATCAGAGAAGAATGTTCATTCATACTTCCGTCATGCACCAGTTGAAGAACACTGTTTAACATCTTAGCTGATGTATTCTTGTTGATACCAACGATGACTTGCACCAAATCATGTTTGATGAAAGAGTTTCTATCGCTCAGTATCTGAAGCATGTACTGAACATCAGATTCCACAGAACGGGTTTTATCCCTCAATGTCTCTTCACCATCTGCATCAAAGTAAGTACCGCCTGTGGTGTTGATTCTACCACCAGACTCTAACACCAAAGCAAACTCAGCATAATAGTTCTTGATCATATCTCTGATACGACCTTGACCATCAGAAACAGCATAAGTGATTGTGCTGTCATCAGAGAATTTATACAGATTAGAAAGGTGTATGCTATCCTTACCTGTCATCTCTTTAGATCTGTAGTCTACCACAGCATGCCAGCTACCTAGTTTCTTAATGAGATACTTATTACTTAAATTAGCATAAGTCATCTGAGCCACATGAGGATCAGCAGGATATTTAAAGTAATGACTCAGTAAAGCAGCTAAACATCTACAGAAAAATATAACAGCCACGTCATAGGTAGCTCTTTTCTTCTTGGTCTCATTAACTAAATTACTTCTCAGAAACCCGTGTATCAAGTACATGCAGGTTAAGTTAAGTATGTCGCTACCGACCTTATGGCTGTGATCTATGGTGTCAAGACTTCGTATATCTTCAGTCAATATACTCAAATCAACATCTAACACCTCTTCATAAAATCTCTTCAAATCACTATCTTTGAATCTAACTACCTGTACACCCAACAGATTCCCACCAAAGAACTCCAAATGTTCAGAGTTTTGGTTGATATACCCGATTTGAAATTTATAAAGCCGATCAGCCAATCTACCATCAAACTTAACGTGATTAAAGTTTTTCTGAAAAGCTTCATAAAGATTTTTCATGACAAATAAGCTTTCATACTCTCTATAGCAGTTCTTCTGCTGAATACCACATCTACACCCATGCTGGTAGCCATCTCGTGCAGTAAAGCCACTTTTCTACTAGGCGTTTTACACTCTACAGCTAAAAGTACTTTCTTATACTTTTTACTGTCTAGAGCCACCCTAAGCTTATCACCAGCGTCTACCATCTCACTACCATCCATCTTATCACCATCGGTGGTATAAACATACAGTTCTTTATCTTCCTCGCCGTATGTCACACCACCAACACCATCGATTTCATCAGGATCTACCATGTCAATAGATTCTTTACCATACACAAGATGCAGAGCTTCACTATAGATCTTGCTCAAAGGACCCGTCATCACCACAGTCTTATTCTTAGACTCACCATCCTGACTCTTTTGTGTAGCTTCAGGCTCTTGTGGTTTTACCATTTGACCAGCTTTAAACTCATTATCAGACTGCAACACAGGCTTCTGTGCAGGTTCCGATACATTACTCAGATTGAATATACCCATGACACTCTCCGACAAAGACAAAAAAAAGAAAGCTATCCAGCTGCCGTCAAGCAGCTGTCATAGCATTGTAAATTAAGCTGTTCTAACTTTTTGGGAAAAAATAATTTATTACTAACAATGTATGAGGGTAATACTTAGTCCACGCTTATATATAAGGGGCTCCGCCCCTTATATTTAGCAGCTGGTGGTTCTCTATGTTGCCTAGTTATATAGTCTAATATAGCTATGACCGTTACTCTTTGCTTTATGCAGGACTTATGAATGCCTCTATAACATATAGCTGATAGTATTAAAAAAAGAATAATAGTTAAATTTCATTTAGCCAATGAAATTTAAAGAGTTAAGAAGTAAGAGATATAGAGTCTAGGATAGCTTAAGAGAGTTATAGAGTATAAGTTATCGGTAGTAGCTGATAGTTTATTTTTATTTTAGAGAAATAAAAATAATAAAGTCTACACTTACTTAACTATTAAAATATAACAAATCTGGTATCCACGTTTATAGGGGCGCGATTTTTTCGAGACCGCAGTCTGTGAGCCGAAGGGCTTTCTAGTTATAGTTGATGACTTAAACTTTATTTGGACTATGACTATAATGTGCTTAGGTAGAATGTCTTTACTTAAGTCTTAACTCTGAAAGGATATAGATGATTAAGCTGTCCGTATTGTTCAGTCTGTTGATTGCTCTGGCACCTGTAAGTGCTAACAATATCACAGACTACATCGACGGTCGCTGCGGTAACAAATGTACTCATGTTGGCAACATGATCAACGAGGCAGTGCAGATAGCCTCAGAATCACATCAGGTAGAACCTAATGTGATAATCGCAGTGATGCAGGTAGAGTCTAACTTTAACCCTAAAGCTCAGAACATGAGTAATAAAGGGTTGATGCAGGTGAACCTGAGGTATCATCGGGAGAAGTTCAAAGGAACCAACCCTATGAACGTATACGCTAATGTATACGTAGGTACATACATCTTGAAAGAGTGTATGGATAAGCGACGAGGTAATCTAAGTCTAGCATTGGTTTGCTATAACGGCGGTGGTGATCCTCGGTATGTACGTAAGGTAAAAAAGGTCTTAGCTGATCTCAATCAAAAGAAAGTAACATCATGAGCAACAAAACGATCGCTATCTACGGTGCTGGTGGTTTCGGCATCAACATCACCCAGCAGTTCCAACGCTTTGCTGGGCAGAAAGACCCTGGCTTTGCCAAGATCGTACCTTACTTCATCGACACCAGTAAAAGCAATATGCTGGATGAAGTTCCGGCTAATACCTACTTGGTAGATGGGCTTGATGGCTCTGGTAAGTTGCGCAATAGCAACTACAGCATCATTGCTGAGAAGAGCAAGGAAATCTTGCACAAGTTCAAACCAGCTGATGTCAACATCGTTATCCACTCAGGGAGCGGCGGATCGGGTTCTGTCCTAGGTCCCGTTCTCGTGTCTGAGCTTCTGTCTCGTAATGAGACTGTGATCGTTCTAATGGGTGGCGGTACTGCTTCCAAGATCGAGACTGAGAACACCAAGAAGACTCTCCAGTCGTACGAAGTCATCTCACAAAAGCGTGACAAACCTGTCATCTGCTTCTATCGTGAGAACACAAAAGACACCCCTCGTGGTGCGGTGGATAACCAGATGCAAACCGCAGTGGTCATCTTAGCAGCTATCTTCTCCGGTGCTAACCGTGAGTTGGAATCTGCTGACCTGGGTAATTGGATCAACTACAACCGCGTGACCAGCTACAGCCCTAAGCTGAACCTGTTGGAGTTCCACTCAGGTACTATCAAGCTGAACAAAGGTCAGTCTTTGATCTCTCTGGCTACTCTGACTGATGATAACCATGATAGCGGTACTGAAGTGCCTGTGGAATATCAGTGCGTAGGTTACGTGTCTCCTGAAGCTCAAAAGGCTATTTCGATGGAAATGCCTATCCACGCTTCTATCGTGGGTGGTGTGTTCAATGAGACAGTGGCTCGTTTGGAAGCGCGTCTGGCTGTCTATGATGAGGCTCGTGCTGTGGTGGTGGAGAAGTCTATCGTCAAGAACTCTGCTGCATCTACAGATGACGGCTTGATTCTGTAAACATAAATAACACCCTAGCCCAAAAGGCCGGGGTGTTATTTTTTTTTTGTCTAATTAATACCTTATATAGAGGCTTTTAAAAAGTACTATGACGATACATACTTTGATTGATACCACCCCCTCAATCAAAGAAAGAATGTAACATGGATCTTAAAGTTCTAGCTAACTATACAACATACGTGATATCGATAGCCACGATGCGTGTGGCGTATACTCAGCTTCTACCTGAGATAGTGCAATCCTATCTTATCAGATCAGATGAGTTAGAAGACTTGTTTGACTGGCTAGTGCAAGAAAGCTTCAGCAGCCTTATGCAAGGAAGTGTGTATAGACTCAGTACTCACTACAGACACGATGTGTTTAGAGTGGTTTACGATAGTCATTTTAAATACACGATGCCTATGTTCTTAAGAGACAGAATGAGGGATGTCAATATGTCCCACCCAGGTTCCGCAAACTGTCCGTATAAACTGATGGTTTGTGGGGATGTCTTATTTATTTCAAAAGGAATGTAACATGTACGATTATAAAGACTTGAACGAGCTGCTGACCAAGGTGTCTGATGTGACTGTAATAGACCTGATGGATAAGGTCTCTCATATCACTGACTTCAGTGAGTTGATGCTACCTTTGGCTAAAGGGTATTACAACCGTGTAAACAACGAGCTGGTGTTTAGTGCTGACGTTGAGTATTCTACCATCATGAAAGACGGCACAAAGAAACAACTGACCACCATGAGGGATTTTCAGACTTGTACTGGTATCATCTATAGTGAAGCTATCGGGTTTATTCAGAAGCCCACACCTCAAAATCTGATGATCAGGAAAAACATCTGTGAAAAGCCTGTATTTGATTTGAGACTTCTGTCTGTGGTAGAGAAAATCATTGATGATTATCTGTACCGTCTGTGTCCTCATACTCACACCACAGCCAATAACCTTGACTTAGACAAGCTGCTTCGACAGGATGTCAAAGAAGAGAAACGTGAAACAGCCATAGGCAATCTGGAAACAGATCTGATTGCTGTAATCGATGAAGTCTCTAGCTTTGTAGGTCCTGACAGCTGGCACTTCTATTTCACCAAAAGACGTGGCACAGCTATCGTTATCAGTAAGACTGTGGACTTCCGGATCTATGATTGGTATCGAATGAAGTGGGAACGTGAGCAACCTGACACAGACGAAAGTTCTATGTTGGCTATCTGTCAAGCTTTCGCTGACTTTAAGAAACCATGACTCCGACTCTGTACACCTTAGACCTCAGATCTGAGTTAGGGTATTACAGAACTGTGGAAGAGCTTCACCCCATGTACTCAGCAGTCCCGCTGAATAATCTTGTTCAGCATATACTGACAGTACCTGGTAATCTTGATGATGAAGAGTATGTCTGGCAAGCCATAGAAAGCACAATAGATGAGAATCCAGACATCTTTTACGAAGGGTATTTACTACAGTGTATTGACTACTGGGTAGATGATATGAAAATATCGTTGGACCAAGCCAATATAAAACAAGCTCCTCACGGAGTAGACCCTGGTGAATCCTATTTCGTTGGTTGGGTTGACCCCACCACAGTTCTTATGAGGTCACCATGTCACCTGAATCAAAACTGAAGCTGTATGTAATAGACATACCTGTTGCGATTACCAATCTGGATTTGGTCCAGTTGGATACAGAGTCTGAAATGAGTAACGAAGATTGGATGAATCTTATCTGGCTTTGTCTGCTTAGGAATAGAATCCTGATCAACAAGCTTAAAAAGCATAAGTCCTTACCTTCGCACAAAGCTCTTACAGACATACTGACTGCTCTTTTGCTTCATGAAACCACAGAAGCATTTGAGGAAGCTTACGATCAGCTCTATCAGATAATCGTTGACAGACTCCAAAAAGTTAATCTCGATCCTATCAAGATAAGAGGTATGACCATCACAGAACCCAATAACCTCTACGTGTATCATGTCTAATGGTTTTTTGTTGATGATTTCCATAGACGACAGACTGGGACAGATCCTACATACTCATATAACTGAAAAGATGTATGAGTGTTTGGGTAATTCTGTCAACAGAGGTGTTCTGTCTGAGCTTTGTGACAATACCTTTAGGGACATGGTGTCTCAGGTAGTTATGAATACTTCAGACGATCACTCTGATTTCTGTTTCAATCTGTTGTCTCTGCCTAATTACTCTGGCTTGCGATTTGGTACTAAAGGTGAAATCCACCCTTTTGCTTATCGACAAGAAAGAGAATTGACAGGACTTAGCCACGCATTGAAAGACTTAGGTCTCTTCATGTTCTTTGCCATCGCCAGAAACAAACCCCAGGGTATGTATTTGGTTGATGTCAAATATGTAGATCAGTTTAGTATCGGATTGATCTATAAACCCAATCACCTCTCTGGTATCATAGAAAGCTTTTAAAAATGGCTGCTCAATTTAGTCTGAATAAGACCTTTACCTTTGTCACAAGAGCACCCAGTATTCTGGGTGCATCTGTTATCAACGCCAAGTTGGTTGGTATTATGGTAGCCGACACTGCCAGAAAGACCAACAACATCGATCTTCAATACCGGAAGATTTTTCCTTTGCTTCCACCAGGCACACCTGATGATGTCAACAGCTGTACGTACTATGAGTTCATTGGGGAATCAGGGGAACGATTCATCTATGCCGACCAGTGGATCGACATGGCCAGTGTGGAGCTTATCGACAGTATTACCATCACAGCTGTGATAGCAAATGCCAGTATGAATGACGTGAGTCGTATTCGTGACGCTCTTAACGCCATGGGGTACCGTTCTTACAATCTGACCACCAGAACAACTTAATCATTTACCCACTTCAAGAAAAGAATGTATCATGCCCTATTTTAGAGATGATTATCAAGACCTTGGTCAGGAAACTCTGACCCTCACACCTGTGGCTATACCTGGTCATGTGGTTAACTTTGGTACTGTAGGTAATTTCACTTATCTGGAAATGTCTACAGGTCTGATCTATGTTCGTGAAAAAGACAGCAGTCTGAAAACACATCTAGGCTGGATCTTCCTTCATCAGTCTTGCATTGATGAATGTTTCCGTGAGAACATGACTTACGCTATGTTTGATATGGAATGCATGGCTTTGATCAAAGATAGAAGTAACTTTGATATTAATTCTGAGTTCCAGGAAAAATATAAGCAACTTTTTAACAAGTATGGTGTATCTATGCTACATAAAGAGTACTTTGTCAACGGAACCAAGGAAGGACTTTAATATCATGTCTGATCGAACCTACAAACATGTCGATGATTTCATTGATGCTCCTTGTTCCCAGATGTCAGAATCGGAAACCTATGCAGCTTGGATACTTAATCATTTCAGGTTTCCGGCGAATCTGAGGTTTAAGTTTGATAAGTTTGTAAAAGCTCATAAACTGTTTGCTACTTTTGAAGGCAAAGTTTACCTGGTGACAGGTGCTTCTCGCATGGGAGATGTTTGGTTAGCTGAAGATTTCGATCGTGAAAGCGGTTATGGTCTTCGTATAGACATCAATGTCATCCAAAGCTGGGGTGATAATCCAGATGGTAGTTACGTAAATGCATCATGTCAGTCGATTCAGACGTAAGATGGTCAAGAACAGAGGGTTATGAAATAAGCAGCCAAGGTGATAAACGTTTCTCTGCTTTTAACGCCATCATGTATGACGGCAGAAGTATAGAGATGCATTATCAATGTGATGTCAAAGGAATGGATCCAGGTGGTATAAACTGGCGTTTGGGAAAAGGTAAACCGAGTCTTATTCCAAACACCGATCTATATCACGAGTATCTCGATCTTTGGAAATGCTGGAGTGTTAATAACCTTGAGCTTTTGAGAGAACTTGACATACAAGCTTACAACCATAACAATTGTCTGAGAGACAGATTTGCATCGACACCAGTCAACCAAGCACATGCTTTAGCTGACATATTAACCATCTTAAGGAAAAGAAAACATGAGCATCAAGTCTGATAAATGGATTCGTGAGAATTCTCTGTTGCGGGACATGATTGTTCCGTTTGTGATGGACAATGAAAACAAGATCGTTGTTCATGGTGAGGAAAAGAAAGTACCTAGCTTTGGCCTTTCTTCTTACGGTTACGATGTACGCCTGGGTCCTAACTTCAAGTTCTTCCGTGGACATGAGGCTTACCTAGTACGCACCAGTCCTAACTCCGGTGGTGGTCTGTCTGTTAATACACCTGTATTGGCAAGTACGCTGGGTCGCTCTATCGACATTGCTGACTTTGCTAACACTTGCGAACTGACTTCTTTTGAAGACCTGGCTTGGATTGAACTACCAGCAAAGAGCTTTTGTTTGGGACACACCGTCGAAAAAGTGACCGTTCCTCGTGATGTCTCTGTTGTCTGCATGGGTAAATCCACTGTGGCAAGAGCTGGTATTATCGTGACTGTAACACCTCTTGAATCTGGTTGGTTTGGAAGCATTACACTGGAAATCACCAACACCACAGATCTTCCTGTGCGCATCTATCCTGGTATGGGCATCACTCAACTTCAGTTCTTCCAGTCGGATGAGCAATGTTTGGTGAGCTATGCTGATCGGAATGGTAAGTATCAAAATCAACCTGCCGAACCTGTCCCCCCTATGTAAACCCCATACAGACACCAGCCCATAGAGGCTGGTGTCTGTAATATCCCAAGGAGTAAAGAAATGTTGATTACAATGCAAGGTATGATGAAGCAACTGGAAACCAATGATAACCTTATCTTGGTTACTGTGGTAGGTTACACAACTATCAAGAAAGCAGCTCTTGATCTTATAAATGGTAATACTTACGATTACTCGTGGGTGAACACCGCCATAGAAGTTCTGGGTGAGACTCATGAACAGATCATGAAGCGATTTGAGAATGTGGTTTATAGTTTCCGTATCATGGAAGCCAATAAATGGATCTACCCTTGATTATCCTCATGTAAAAGATTTCAGTCACATATACTTAACTTGAGCTTAGGTTCAAATATTCATTCGAATATACGCTATGCTGAAGGAGTTATCATGGAAGTCCGTGAAATCACCCTGACCGAAGTAGAATGGTTGTTCTACTTCGGTTAAGAGGTGCCCGGTAATTCGGGCACCTCTTTTTTATTTTTTTTTTTGTTCCATCTCTTTAAAAAGTAATCCTTTGACTATAGCGATAACTCTTATCGTTTACAGAAGTTGATTGTAATCAGTCAAAGACAACCTTATTTAACAGAGGTCCAGATGAAAGAACATGACCATATTAAACTGATGGCGTTGACTCTGTTCAACAATCAGTTTAACAGAAACCTACGCGTTACAGATTTTGATATGATCTGCATCGCTAAAAAAGCTGATTACCCTATTGCTTTTGAAGCATACACCACAAGAGCAGATGACTTTCTACGTTTGCGGATTTATTTAAAGATAGGTAAAGCCGATAATCTACTTCCTTTTAAACTGGAAGTAAACGCACCTTATCACAACGCCACATCTGAAGATGAAGTTTGGGTGACTCTGGGTACCTTAGACGTTTATCATCTTGAGTCAGGTTACCTGAAGGAACAGTTCCTTTATGATTGTCCTGAACAAATGATGAGTTTAATCCTAGCTGAAGATGGCACACCTATCTTAGGCGAGAATGGTGAATATCTGTTAACAGAATAATTCTTACATAGATACTAAGCTGTAAAGGCTTAGTATCTATTAAACACGAAATAGGAAAGAGTCATCATGGCTAATAGAAAAATAAGTCAGTTTGAAATGTTGACAGCCTTAAGTGGTTTAGAACAAGCTGCTGTCATATATGGTAATGAGAACTATAGAGTCACACTTAACTCTATAGCTGCTTTAGTCACTAAGGCTATGGTAGGGTTGGGTAATGTAGACAACACTTCAGATATTACCAAACCTTTATCCACAGCTGTTGTTAACGCTTTAATGAATAAAGCGGATGTCAATCACACCCATGTATACACTGTAGCAGACATCTTAGGTTTATTAGACACTTTAGCCACTAAAGCTAACGTCAGTCATAATCACCCTATGATTCAAGTAGATGGCTTAGACACAGCTTTATCTAGTAAGTCACCCGTTGTACACAACCATGCTTTGTCTGAAGTAGTAGGTTTAGTGGACGCCTTAGCGGGTAAAGCTGCTGTATTACACACCCACGCTCAATCTGAAGTATCTGGATTGACTACGACTATAGCAGATATTTTTGCATTGATAGCCACATTGCAAGCACAGATAGCCGGACTAAGCACTGGTTCTGGAGTTACCTTTTTCTCAGGTACTCCTTCCGCCCCTAATGTTTATCCTAATCCAGGTGAAATACTTGAGGCAGCTAAAGGTGATCACTCTCACCCTACCCAGCAGATAAGAATACCTTACACTGTAGACTTGACACCTAAGTTTTATGAAAACTTTGACGGTGGTATCAGTATGGATACTCTATATAGAACACATAAGTTCTATATACCTTTTGACTGTTTTGTTGTTGACGCAAGTATAACAACTGAATATCCAGTATTAGGTAACGAGGGTCTTGATCAAGTGGAAGTACTTCTTAACCAAGTACCGGGTCTGTTTCAAAGTGATATGTCCTATAACACAGACCCTGTCACTGGTGAATTATCAACGGTTCCCGATTACTTAAATATAGGTAAGCTGATTATACCTACTCTCTATAATCAGTCTAAAGATCCTGAAGGTTTAGGTTATAATGCCGAACCTTTAGAGAATGTTGCTTACCCTAGGTTTTTAAATGTCAATACAGAAGTACACGCTATTGTATCTTCTAGAGTTCCTGGTCAGGAACCTTTTCTTAGGGTGCGTAACTTAAAGTTACATCTGATACTGTTAGACGCTACTACTGTAGGGCCTGTGGGCTATTGATTTAGAAAGAAGATAAAATGGCTAATAGAAAGATAAGTGACTTTTCGCTGTTAACCACAGCCACAGGTCTGGAACAAGTGTCTTTGATATTTGGTAATCAGAATTACCGAATGACTCTGAATACTTTTAAATCTATACTCACTAAACAAGATGTGGGTCTGGGTAATGTCAGCAACACAAGTGATGCCGATAAGCCAGTATCAACTGCTGTGCTGACTGCTTTGCTAAGTAAAGCTGATGCAAATCACACACATACCCTAGCTACAGATGATATCTCAGGTTTGATGACGGCTCTGGCTGGCAAGTCTAATTTTGGACATACGCACGTTAGCTCTGAGATAAGTGGTCTTGATCTGTCGTTGGCTGGTAAGGCTGCTTTAGGCCATACGCACGCTATAGATGATATCAGTCTCTTAGCACAGACTTTGTCTATGAAAGCTGAAACTGGTCATGTACACGACATGACTACTATAGCTGGATTATCACCAGCATTGGCTGGTAAAGCAGCTGTTAGTCATGTTCATGACATGTCTAGCATATCGGGACTGAATGATAGTTTAGGTTCTATCCAAACCAGTTTAGCAGGTAAATCAGCTATTGGTCATGGACACGCTATTGCTGACACTTCTGGTTTGTCTACTATCATTACCAATCTGCAAACAGCAGTAACAAACTTACAAGCTGGGGGCGGTGGTGGCGGTGGCGGTACTGTAGACCTTACAGCTATAAATGCTGAAATCACCGCACTGACTACCCTTATTCAATCGCATTCTGTATTGATAGCTGGTAAAGCAAGTCAAGTAGATTTGGATGCATTGAGTGATTTGGTTAATCAAATTAATCAGCTTAAAGCTACGCAGGTAGATCTTGATGTCTTAAGTGATACGGTAAATGCTCTTTCTCTGAGTAAAGCCAGTCAGGTTGCCTTAGATGCATTGACTGACACAGTCAATGGTATAAATGTTTTAAAAGCTGACATCACAAGCTTAACTGCTTTATCAGACATAGTTAACGGCATCACCCCAGGTATTACTGGTAACGGTATCATAACCGATATGGTGGCTTTATCAGACGCCATCAGTGTAATAAGCACAGGTGGCGGTGTGGGTGGTGGTATCAACGTTGCCGGAACAGGTCTGTTAAAGACTACCAACAACATATTGACTTTAGCTGCTGCTGGTACAGACTACATGTCTCCTTCCGCAGAGAATAACTTCACCAAACCACAGAAAGTCTCTACTACCAATAAAGTACAGCCAGCTTCGGGTACTGTTTCTTGGGATTTAGATACTCATCAGGTTATCCGTATAGAGTTAATCTCTAACGTAACCAACTTCAATATTCAGAACTTAGATCTCACACGGATAGGTTTTGACTACAAAGTGGTTATTATTCACAAAGGTGGTGATCTTGTATTCCCAGCTAACGTGAAGTTCCCTGATGGTGCAGCTCCAGCTCTTACTTTGATCAACAACAAAATCGATACATTCAGCTTTATGGTGGAGTCCTTTGATGGAGTCACGCCTTATCTGTATTGTGTCGGTTACGCTTTGAACATGTAAAATGAAATTCAATCACCGACTTTCAGGCAGATACAAGCTAGAGATAGTCGGTAAAGAAGGTATCCGTAACACTCACGTATTCGACAACATGGTGGTCGATAACGGACTTGAACAGATAGGTAATAGCAACGTATTACTTACTGACTGTCAAGTGGGTGTGGGTAATAATCCAGCTTTACCGACAGATACATCTCTAGAAGTATTGAATAGCCATACGAGTCTGGTGACTGAAGCCATAAGCTTCAGTCATTCCCAGATTAAACCCTATGTGCTAGAGACTAACGTTTCTTTTTCTTTTCCATTTGGTTACATCACACAACCTATCAGAGAAATATCAGTAGGTAATGCACTTAATGCTGATATATTCTCAAGAGCTTTGATACGTGACTTTAACGGAAATCCAACTGTATTAACTGTAAGACCAGACGAAGGTCTTAACGTAACATACACGATAGAGACTCATGTCAACCCAGCTGAGTCTACAGTCAACATGGTGATCAACGGCATCAACACCGTAGTCACTATCAGACCTAGTATGTTAAACGTAGGTAGTGCTTGGACTCCGCTTAAGACTGGTTTGGACACAGACTCAGGTAACTTCGCCACTGCGTTTGATACACCTATGGTGGATAACTTAGAGTCTGCGGTTTATAACACCAGTTACTCTGCTGATAAGTTTAGGTCTGATCCTTACGTACCTTTGTCTAATAAGAGAACTCACTATCTGAAGTTCAATAGAGACAGAGGTAACTTCCCTAACGGGATCAAGACTATTTTTATAGCAAGTAGTTCTAGGTTTCTGGGTGCTTATCAATTAGAGTTCAATCCACCTATCATGAAGACAGATCAAAACTCTTTGTCTTTGGCGATTGAAACAAGCTGGATGCGGAAAGGTGTAGTCTGATGTTAATCAACACAACAGGACCTTTGAAAAAGAATACTGAAACTCGCATAGTTTCCAGTTCTTTTAAAACTCAGCCCTTAACTAAGGTATTGAGTAAGCTATACGGCTTAGAAACTTTTGACATGATAGAACCTGGTTTCAATCTTGTTAATGTTTCTGTAGACATAATACCTAGCGCAACAGATACTGTAAGTAGCAGTCTTGAACTGACATCTGTGAGTATAGCGGCTAGTAACTTCCATACGGTAAATATTCCAATTGAGGAAGTTACATCTAGCTTACAGTTGATAAGTATATCTAAACAACTATTTACCTACCACGAAGCTTCTGTAAATGACGATGTTGTTACCAGAAGTCTTCAATTGACAGGTGTTTCAAAACAAGAACTCTTGGTCATACACCATCAGCATGCTGATGATGCAGTTACCAGATCCCTAACTCTAACCTCGATTGTTAAATCATGACAAAGAAAACCGGTAACAACGTTTACTCTGGACATTACACCATAGCGAAACGTAAAAAAGATTCAGATGTGTCTGAGATAGTAGCAGATTTTGATAACCTCATTACCACTTTCGGCATTACACTAGATAATGCCGGTGGTTTTTGGAGACCCACATATTGTGCTTTAGGCACAGGTACAACAGCACCAGCAGCCAGCAATTTACAACTGGAGCAGCCTGTGTTAGACGGTTCTGGTCAATTGGCTTGGACGTATGTGAATTGGAATGGTACACCTACACCTATTCAGGAAACTACTTTTCCCTACGAATACAAAATATCAGCAGTTGCTAACTTTACACCCGGTATTGTTTCGGGTAATTTGACTGAAATAGGATTATATCAAGGTGATCCACAAACTGGGGAAATGAAAGTATTTTCCAGAGCGTTAATTAAAGACACAAACGGAAATCCAACCACACTGACTGTGGCCAACGATGAGTACTTAGATGTTTATTATTATTTAAAAACATCATTTAGTCCCATAAATCAACCTTTTAGCATTAACATAAACGGAGTCGCTAGAACAGGTAGAGTCAGATCTTTTATAGATAAAGAGAATGTGTTACTAAATAGTGGTAAGCCAGATCTATTTCAAAAACCTGGCGTTATAAGTTTTTGCACTGGTAAGTTGGATTATGCTGATGTACTTGGATCTTGGCCTAGTCTTTTCCAAACTTACGGTAGTGCTTTTTACGATCATGAAAAGACATACGTCCCAGGTAATAAATTTGTAGATTTTTATCGAACATTGATACCAGCTGAAGGTGTTGTTAGTTTTGACACAATAGTAGTCGGCCATAATCCTGTTCACATTTATGAATTTGATCAGGCTGTAACTAAGTCAGCCAGTGAGTCCTTGACTATTTCCTTCAGATATAACTGGGACAAGGTCTGATATGCTACCTGACAACATACTGTTTAACTCCACCACCATAGTTTCCAGTGTGCTTGCTCCGGATAACAATATCAGAAGACATAACAAAGAAGACTTTGAAATAGGACCAGCCAGCTTAACCGATCTTTCAAAAGGATTGATGTTTAAGCCTTGGCGAGTCTGGACAGATGGTTTATCAGCTTTCTTAGCTTCGGTAGATAATCAGTCTAATCCAAGTCTTCTTTTCTCTGATAGTAATATTAGAGAATTGTCTTTTGCTTTTGATCAATTAGCAAGACCTCAGGTAGCTTATATATCTGATACCATCTGTAAGTTCTGGTTCTTTGACAGCACTATCTCTGCTCAGAATACCATGGTCATACCAGGAGCCACATCTCCTCTATTGACCTTAGACGATAAACGAGTCAAGTCTGCTTCTACTTCAGATGTTCTTTTGTTTTATATCAAGGCAGGTGCTTTGTGCTACAGACAACAAAGAGAACGTTATGAAATAGAGAGAAATCTTATGGCCTTACCTAGTAATGTCAAAAGACTTGTCTCAGCAGGTATGGGTACAAGTAATCGTTTACAGGTAAATTATAGCACATTGACTTAACGGTCATGCTATGACTGACTAAGTCACTAACAAAGAGGTTATTATGCCTAGTAAAAAAATCAGTGAATTTCTGATGCTTACGACCCCATCAGGTCTTGAGCAAACTGTAGTAGCCATCGGTGGTGTCAACCACCGTGTCACTTTGAACGCTATCAAGTCTCTGATCACTAAAACTGATCTGGGACTGGATCTTGTCAATAATACTTCAGACGCAGATAAACCTATCTCTACGGCTACCCAAGCCGCACTGGCAGGTAAATCTAATATGGGCCATACTCACGCCATGGCAGATGTGCCAGGGCTGGTGCAGTATATTACCGATCAGTTAACTGCATTAGCAGCTACTCTGTCAGCAGCAGGTCATACTCATCAACTCACAGAGGTGGTGGGATTAGTCACTGCTCTGGCCGATAAGGCCAATGCAGCAGATCTGAACAGTCTGGCGACTGTGGTGACTAACATCAACACAGCTCTTGCCACCAAAGCAGCTGCAGTGCATAGCCACGGTACTACAGACATAACAGGTCTTGATCTGTATGTAGCCAGTCAAATTACCGGTAAAGCTGACGTTAACCACACACATACAGCTGGTGAAATTTCTGGTTTGACGGCTTTTGTTCAGGCTCTGATCACAAACGCAATCGCTAGTTTCTCTAGTGTGGGTCACACACATGAAATCTCTGAGATTAACAACCTTACTGCTACTCTAGGTGGTAAAGCCAATAATTCAGATGTTACTGCATTAGGCACTCTGATCACAGCTTTGCAAACTACTGTAGCTGGTAAAGCAAATACAAGCCACCAACATAGTGTAACCGATCTCTTGAATTTCGCTTCTGAAGTTCAGGCTATCGTTTCTACTATGAATTTGGCTTCAGTCGCTCACACGCATACGGCAGCACAAGTCACTGACTTTAATGCAGCTCTGTCTGTGATCATGCGTGATGTCGATACATTCATGAATGCCACTTCTGGTGTCCATGATGTATTACCACACGCACACACGGCTACCCAGATCCAAGGCTTGCAAACAGCTATCACTTCTGAACTTACAGTTCCAAATCTGCAAACCCAAGTAGAGACTATTGTCAACGCTATGGGTTTAGGTGGTGTGCTTAACGCCGTCACCATTGGTGACATTCAGTGGTAAAGGATAGTTTATGGCAAAATTGAACGTCAGTAAAGTTACCCAACTACCTGCTGTTCTAACGCCATCTACCATGTATTTATTACCATCTTCAGACATAGATCGACCTAATGATCTAGAACTGAAGGTGAGTAATCTAGATGGTACTGCTGTAAAAAGTTTATTGAACTATGGCGACATCATAGCTTATGTAAACTCTGCTATTATAGCTACCTCTAGTAATACCTACATGGTGGGTGCCGGATGGACAAATAACGGAGTTCTGTTGGATCCTTTAGAAGTAGACATGCCTACAACTGTCTGTAAATCTACAGGTGTGATTAAATCTATTGTCATTCTTACAGAAGGCGGTCCTGGATCCCTAAGCATGGATATCTGGAAAAGCACAGTGGATAATTATCCGCCTGTAATAGCAGATAGTATCTTAGGTGGTAATCCAGTCATTATCACTAACGGCTATAAGTTAAAAGATCTAGTTTTAACCGGTTGGAATAAAAACGTCTTGGCTGGTGATGTGCTTAGATTTAAATTGGATTCAAATACCAACTTCACGTCAATCAGAATCTTTGTGGAAATAGTTACATGACAACTTTAAATTATTCAGCGGTAGTTAATCATAATACATCTGCGGGGTTTAGAGCTTGGGGATCAGGCCTTAGCTCCAATCTTACAGCAGCTGGACTTATCAAAACCACAGATACGGGTCAGATTAACTGGACAACAGTCAATAGACCAAGTGTTATAAACACAGCTGCGGGTTATGAAATTTGGAAACTTCCGGACAGTTCTATCTTTTTTAAAATAGAATACGGCAGTGGCGCTGCTCTTGATTACCCTTTGATTTTTATTACTTCTGGTACAGGTAGTAGTGGCACCGGCACCATCACTGGTGCCATTTCAGCTCAAACAGCTGTGGCGCATAATCGTCCTGTCACTAGCATAAGTCAATTGCATTTGACTTATATCAGTGTAACTAGCTATCACTTTACCTTAATATTTGCCTCTACTGGTTCCAATGGAACATCTCCTATAGGCATTTATAATTGCACTAAAACTGTAGATGCTTCTGGAGCTATTAGCACTGTAGGTTATGGATCCTTAATCCCTATTGGTGGTGGTTTGCAATCGGTTCGCATCTCCACAAACACAGCTTACGATAGACACTTAGTAGGCTATGGGTGTTTACCAGGACTTCCACCTACTACTTTGACCACAAGTGCTGAATATCAGGCATATCAATCTTTCTTGAATGTGCCTGAAGTTGTTCCGTTTATTGGTATGTGCGGTGTCTGTGTTAGTGAAGCGCCTAAAGGTACTATCTTTTCTTACAAACCTGTGGGTACTGTAACTAGAACGTACATTTCTGTGGCGGATGATCCTTTTGCTAACCTAAACTCACAGTTCACATGCGCACTTCTTTGGGAGTGACATATGGCCTTTGTATCCTTTTTAGAAACAACTGGTAGCGTAAACCAAACATCTGGAAAATTCTCTACCCTTACCAATAACCTACAGCCTTTCTCACCCAGTCAATCTGTTATCGCAGCTGGGTCTATGATAGGCGGTCCAGGTTCTGTTAGAATACCAGTAAAGTATATAGGCGCACCTAACTCCTTAACATTGTTACAGAAGTCTAAACCTAAAGCTTATTGCTTTTGAGGAATATTCTTATCTCAATGATATGGAACATGGTTACTTAAAAGAGTTCTATAGATAATAGTATCAAGATCTCGACCTAGTTCAGGTATTCATTTCCTCTTTAACTTCATAGGAGCCTAACATGGCACAATTGAAAATTAGTAAAGTAACAGCTCTGCCAGGCGTACTGGAAGCTTCTACTCTGTATTTGGTTGCTGACGCCGTTCGTACCGACGACGTTAACATCTATGTTTCCGACAGCACCGGTACCGCTGCTAAGCACGTACCTACGTTTGCTGAACTGGAGACAATGGTCGACGGTAAGATCACCACTGGTCTGGCTGCTGCTTCTTCACTGAAGGTCGTTGCAGACATCACCGCTCGTGACGCTCTGGCACCTAGCATCGCTACGATGGCTTTGGTGTTGGACGCTACTGCTGACACCACCGTGTTGATCGGCGCTGCCACTTACGTGTATGATCCAGTTGGCATGGCCTGGGCTAAGATCAGCGAACATGAGTCGCTGGATGTGGTCCTGGAGTGGGCTTCTATCGCTAATAAGCCTACCTCTTTGGTGGCTGACATTGACGATGCCGTGGCTAAGCGCCATGCACACGCTAACATCGCTGTGCTGGATCTGTTGAGCGACGACACCGGCAACCTGTTGTATAACGGTCTGCCTGTTGCTCCCCAGATGCTGGCTGAGCAGTGGTAATCTGACTCGTGAGAGTCTGAGAGCTTAAGATACACAGAGCCGTAAGGCTCTGTGTATCTTTTAAACCCGACTATCTTTGTAAAAGATTTCAATGACATATACTTAACTTGAGCTATATCGCTAGTTCGTTCCCGATCTTGGGAAAACCTGTAGATGTCAGGTGGTTTAAAACATCAAGGAGACAACATGAAAGAACTTTCTTCGCAACAGCTCAATATTGAGCTGGCTCGTTTGGCTACTGAGCTGGTCCAGCGAGCGCGAAAGATAGCGCGCATGTGTTCTTCATTGTCTAAGGATAAGAGGGTCGACGCTCTCTTAATCAAAGACTTTGAAGAAAGTCTCAAGGCTGATCCTTCTATCAAGGGTCAGTTCGCCGCGTGCGATATCATCATGGAAGTATCGTATTTCCATGACGTCGAGCCTATCAAGGCAACGGCATGACAGAGAATCCCCAAGGCCAAAAGCTGAGGGGATTTTTTTTCAGCCTGTGTATAATTTTTTGATCCTATTTACTTTACTTGACAGTATTTCAACTTTAAAAAAGGAAAGTATCATGGGTATCGCAGAGAAAACTAAACTGTTAGAAGAGATGGTTGACAGCCCTTTTGTCAAAACCATCTCCTTAATGGATTTTGAGGACATCGCTGAAGTCTTTCAGTCTGAGGAAGAATTCAGGACTGAGTTGATAACTATGGAAAGTATGTTTCACGAATTGCTGTGGCAGCATGGAACATATGACGTCATGGTTTTAAGTAACTTCAATCAGACACGTTCTGATAAAAGTAAGAGACTTGAACTGGTTTCAGAAGAACCTGCTAAAGCTTTTACGGATAAACACATGCGTGTTATGAAGGACAATAAAGTGTTAGCGACTCGCTGGCGTTTGTTTTATCACACAAACAACAGCAAAACCCTGGTCATGGATCGTACCGTGGCTATCATCAAAAAAGGAAAGTAACATGATCAAAATAATGCTGAAATCATCGTTCGATCGTCTGCTTGCTGATTGGAAGCAATATGGGGTCATGCATGAACGAACTGAGACTCAGTCCCGTAAGGATATTGTAGCTGCTACTCTGGCTATGGATATGCTTTACATGCCTGTGTATCATCAGTCTGATGCGTGGGAAGATCCCTTAGTTGGTTTCGTGACTCATGTTCATACAGACCACAAAGGCGCACCTTTGTATCATGTCTTTGACTGGATCACTGGTGAGACCAAAGTGACTTTCTCAGTCACTAAGTGGGTCAACATGAACTCATGGGAAAATCATACCAAATCAGGTATACTCCCCATCATGGACCTGTCACCTTACCAACGTTATAACTTCTTGGTCTGTAATGAGTACAAAAAGAAAGTTGTGGATAATAACTGGGAAAATCCAGAGTTTACAAATTCTGAACAGTTACATCATAAGCTTTCCACAAGTGGGTTCTTTGATATGGTTGAAAAGGTCTATACAGCAGAAAGCCCTATGCTTCTGAGGAATATTCTTCTCTCTGCTATTTCAGAACACGAAGATGAATTCATAGCACGCAACTTTGTTAAAGGACAAATCAATGAGCAGTAAGATCGGGAAGTTGATCGCTATCGAAGGTATCGATGGCGTGGGTAAAGCTACTCAAGCTAAGCTTTTGGCTGAGAATATGTCTAAGCTTGGCTTGAAGGTTTTTCTGTCTGGTTACCCTCAATATCAATCTGATACAGGTAAGTGCATCGCAGCTTACCTTAACGGAGAAGGTAAAGATCTGTCCAGAACAGAAATCTCCGATCTTTACACAGCTGATCGCGCAGCTCACAAAAAAGTAATCGAACAGGCTCTGTTAGAAAATGATTACGTGGTATTAGACAGGTACATCTTGTCTAACATTCTGTATCAACAAGCTTTGGCTGAGCACCCTGAAGATGCTATATACATGAAAAAGTATACTGAATATTCTGAGTATGTGCACTCAGCACTCAGACCAGCTGACATCACCTTTGTACTTACTCTGTCAGAAGAAGTAGCTGCTGAACGAGTACTTCAAAAAGGTCAGCGTGATTACACAGACAAGAAGCAAGATGTCCATGAAGCTAATAGCACTCTCATGTCTAAAGTGACTAAGCTGTGTAATGAACTTCCAGATAACTACTATGGTAAAATCATCAAGATAGATTGTCACGGTTCTATCGACATGGTTCAAGCCAGTATCCTGATGAAGATCGAAGGTCATGATTGATCTACTCAGTAACCGTACCTACACAGGTATAGGTAACAGAGATACTCCTCAGTTCTATCTGGACGCTATGACTAAAGTAGCTGCTCTTCTAGAGCAGAAGCAATACATCTTGCGTTCAGGTGGTGCTGAAGGAGCAGACTCAGCGTTCTACCAAGGTGTTAGAAATAAACTGAATTGTGAAATCTATCTACCCTGGAAAGGCTTCAACGATTTAGATTATCAATATCACATACCAAACGAAGCTTACAGAATCCTGGAGAACGTTTGTCCTTACATGGATAAATTGTCCCCAGCTCTTCTTAAGCTCTATGGTAGAAATGTACTTCAGATATTAGGGAATGATTTGAGTCATCCTAGTAAGTTCGTTATCTGTTATACCAGAGATGGTTATATAGGTAGAGGGACTACGAGTACAAGAACTGGCGGTACTAAGATCGCTATAGATTTGGCATGTTTGTATAATGTACCTGTGTTTAATCTCAAGATCACAGAACACTATAACCACATAGCTAATTTCTTTAATGGCGATAGTATCAATTGAAAATACCCCTGGTCAAACAGGGTATTTTTTTATTCGTGTTTGTAATAGAATGCGGAGAGTAAGCCGGATTAGCTCAGGGGTAGAGCACTCGCCTTGTAAGCGATAGGTCGTCTGTTCAAATCAGACATCCGGCACCAATCCTTTTCTAGAATCATTTAGTGATAAATATTCTAACTGACTGCAACGTGAGATATAGATATTACCAGGATGCCCAAATCGGTAAAGGGAAAACATGGATAAGCAAATACTTCTTGGATTATATCCAGAATATACATCCGTCTTAGGTCCTTATCACAGAAGTGATGGTCGACAGCATATTGTTTTAAATAATTCAAAAGCTGCTAAGGGGACTAAAGGTAAGACCAAAACCATCTCTTACCCCAAGGCTTTAAAAGAAATTGAATTAAAACAAAAGTTAAAAGACGGTGAGACTGTTGACCATCACGATAGAAATTTCACCAATAATTCTCTAAATAACCTTATTGTTAAAACACTGCCTGTTCACGCAAGTGAAGACGCTAAACGAGTAAAGGTGGATCCTGTAAAGTGTGCTGGGTGTGAGGAAATATTTACCCCTAGTAAAAATCAGATAACTAATTATGTTTCTAATAGAGCAGGTCCTTTTTGTAGTAAAAAATGTTCAGGTTCTTATGGCGCCAAAGTTCAAAATGGCGGCGTGATCATCGAAAGAACTGAAATAAAGAAAGAATACTACAGATTAGAAAAGAAATAGAGTACATGGGTGGCCCGCTGATGAAATAGGTAGACATATATTTGATGTGTCCTACATTAGAAATAATGTAGTAAAATGGCGTAAATTCAGGGAAAGCTTAACAGTTAATTGCTGATGCCAATCCTGAGCGAAATTTCTATAGAAATATAGAAAGACGTGCAGAGACTATAATCGCCCAGCTAAACATTTAGGATGTAGTTGAAGGGATAGTCCAGACCACAAACACACTAAAGTGGCAGTGAAAACTGCAGTGGTAGAGATCAGACTTAAAATCTGACGCTTTCGTAAGGGGCGTTCCGGTTCGATTCCGGAGCGGGCCACCCATGTACTTTAAAAACTTAATACTTCCGCAAGGGTCTTACGGGTTCGAGTCCCGTTCCTGGTACCATTTAACCTAAGTAAACCGGAGTAGACTTGATCGTATCAATGGTAACTAACAAGTCGCTGCTTAGTAAATCTAGTGTGTAAACATTTCTTAATGTGCGTATATCATTGCGGATTACGGAGTTAAGTTAATAGATCGCTTGCGGGCGTAAGGCTAGGGTGCAGGTATTGACCATTGGTAACTTAGGTAAACGTACTATCGGGACGTTAGCGTGATAACAAAATACACGCACGATGGAGCAGTATAAAGTGATCGGTATTTTCACTTAGTTGATAAAACAAGGAAAATATAAACTGTCGATCTAGCACATAGTTTCCCAGAACTGTGTTTGATGCTTTTTAAATCCCCTGGGATCATGTGTTCTGACGATTGTTCAGACCTGATGTGGCTCTAGCTTCGAGGGCTGTTCTTGCCAAAGCAAGCAGGCGATTCACACGTCTTTATTGTAATAGGTTGTGGTTATCTACCTTTGTGATATGATAACAAGTTAGCACTCAGGTGTTTGCCTGTAGCAGATTAGATAGACAGAAGTCATTTAGTCTGCTATGGGAAAACCCCTTTATAAAAGAATGAGGCCACATAAACTTCATTTGAGCCTTATCTATCTGATGAGTCCTAAGGCTTTAAACACAAGGACGAAACACATCACAAGTGTGTAATAGAAAGAGGTGCGCTCACGATAATAGCCTGCCTTTAACTTTTTGTTAAGGAGTAGAAGGTGGTCTAACCAACCGCCAAATCGTACGCCCTATGGATATCTCTTATATAGACTACCCTTGGTCGGGAACTGTATGAATGATATCTTTGGGAAGTTGTAAACTTTGGGATTGATCACCCCAGAGAGCAGCCTATAAGCTATCTCTTATTTTAGGAGAGATAGCTTTAGAGTGCTTAGGCATCAAAAATACAGCGAGATTCTCTATTGAGAACTCGGGTATCTTCAGTGTTATGTTGATGAATTAAAACACTGTCGTATTAAGGCTCTGTGCTTATTATAGCACAATCATCTTAACCCTTACCTGAACTACTGGGTATGTGGCGATTGAGTTAAACAGATGTAGCTTATCCTTTCACCAGGTTTGGACAAACCGGTAACACGAGTCGGTGTTATAAATATCTTGGATGCGGTGACTGACACATCCTTCTCTATCTTGTAATAAATAGAGAAACAAAGCCGTCTGGTAGAGGCAAGTAAATTAACTGGAGCAGTGCTATTCTGCGTAGAAGGTTATATTTACTTAACATGTTCGATTCATGTTGGCTTTGTTCTTAATTAGGGACAGTTTGTTGATGCAAGTGATCAGTCTACCCAGACTCGGTTGTCACAAGCAGATACAAACTGTCCCGCCCTTATTTTTTTACCCGAAATTATTTGACTGTAACTACAACAACGGTATTAAAATGGAATTTCTTATAACTACACATCTGACTTTTGTAATCTTTGGTTTTGTTCTAACAGCTATCTGCGCTTATCTTTTTTATGATGAGAGAGGTGTAGACTTCAGTGCTACCACAGGTGGTATTTTGATAGTGGTGTCTTTAGCTCCTTTACTGAATATATTTTCAGCTCTGGTGTTATCGATGGTAGTTTTTAGAGAGATAAAAAAGAGGTTTGATAAATCATGATCGGTAACGAAATAGTCTTTAATACAACTATCGTCAATGACGAAGGTAAAGAGAAACACGTACAGCTTAGATTTAGACAGAATCATCCTCTGTTTGAATCTATAGAAGAATCTATCAACATGGCTTGTAAGAGCACTTCCAGCTATCATCCAGATGGCTTATCTATCATTGTTAAATCAACAGAAATATAATCATGTTTTTTAACAATGAAAAAGATGAAGCTTCTGGTATAAGTACCTTGAGTGCTTATGAAACTGAAGAAGATCAATATAAAGACATAGTTCTTGATGGTCAGTCATTTGTACTGGCTGTAGGAATAGTCATGGTTTTATTCCTATTGGTCTATATAAACGTTAAATGAAACACAGCTATACACCCGGCCTATATGGCTCGGGTGTATAGGCTATGTAAATTTTTTTGGCAACATCTACTTTATTTGAGACTTGGTATTTCATCAAGTAAACCAAACCCAAAAGCCAATAACTTATTGGGTTATTATGAAATGGTATTCTATAAAGGTACCTTGCGATCTTTCTTGAAACCTGGTTTTGTGCCAGGTACTGTAACCAGGGATATCAACGAGGCAGCTTGTTGGGCTGATCGAATTTCTGGCAAGTCGAAGAAAGGTCCGGGTAAACACATATCGCACGGCAAGTCCTGTGTGATAGCCATCATTTACGATGAAAAGAAACTCAAATCAGCTGTTGAGTTTCAACGACCTGGTGTCCATGAACACAAGCGAGAGAATTGCTGGACATCAAATGCTAAGATCAAAGCTCAGATCAACACACCGGTAGAGTATGAGATACTCACCGATGAAGAGATTTGGGATCTGCTTCGTTATAAATCTGTTTAAGCAAAAGGAAGTATCATGAAAGAATTTGTAAGAGAAATTTTCACAGGTCAAATGGCGACTGTGAATGAAGAAGTGTTGTGTCCTGTTTGTAACGATGTGGAAAATCTGATTCATCTTCGCACTACCGCTTGGTACGATAGCGGAAATGGTAATCGCTATGTACATTTCCGCTGTTTGTCTCACGAACGTTTCTCTGAACTCAAAGATGATTTTGTTTGTGATACAGATCGCCTAACGTTTAGCAATTCTGTCATTCAGGATTTCAGACACGATAGTAAAACTTTGCGCTACGGTCAAGCTTTTTATCAGTGGGTGAAATTGGAAAAAGTCGTGAATGAAATAGATAAGTGCTTTTGCGACCGTCTGTATAATGCAGATGATGATACAGCAAAGAACATGATCAAATCAAGAACGGACTTCAGCCAATGAACGATTACCGCAATCTTTCAAAGAAAGAACAAGAGGATTTGGATAAGTGGAGTAGGGAACTCTCCATTATGCAATACCTGAGTCTCGGGTTCTTTTGCGCATGTTGTGTCATTTCAATTGTTTTTGTTTTACTTAAGAAAGTATCATGATGTCTGAAAAAATGAAAGTTGAAGTTCGGTACCACAAGAACTGTACCGATGGTTTTATGTCTGCTTATCTACTCAGACATTGGTTTAAAAGCCAGGAAGCTGAGTTGGATGGTCTAGATGTACTGTACACACCAGTGCAGTATGGTGACGAGGCTTTGTCTACAGACGCAGAAGAGTTCTGGATTATCGACTATTCTTACAGCAAAGATGATCTGGCTAAGATTGTCAACGAATCCCCAAACCTCAAGTGTTTGGCGTTTCTTGATCACCACAAGACAGCGATTGATATCTACGGTGCTTCTGACGTAGAGAAACTAAAGACAGTCAATCATCTTTGTCTTGAGCAGAGACCTGACCTGATTTGTTGTGAGAAGGATGTTAAGTTCTTCACTAAACTTATCCAGAATCGTTCAGGCGCTGGTCTGGCTTTGGAAACTATTGATTCTGAAGATATCGATGTTCCTGCTAGACTGCGCCATGCTGCGTTGGCTGTAGAAGATCGTGATCTGTGGCTTTTCAAATTGGACGGTACAAAGATCTGGAACAAAGTTTTGAATGCTGAGATGACATTTGAAGCTTGGGACAAGATCTTTGAAATGTCAGATAGTGAATTTAAAGCCGTCTGGACCAAAGCAGCATTGGAGCTTGACTTCTACGAAGCAGAATGTGAGCGTCTGAAAGGACTTATTACTCCTGTGGAAACCAAGTTGGGTAAAGCAGCCCTTATGAACTGTGATATGAAGTATGTATCAAACGTGGCTGATCTTGTTAAAGATGAGTATGCGTTTTGTGCTTTCTTCATCGTCAGCCCTGGTAGAGATCTGGTGATAGTTTCTCTTCGTAGTAACGCTGCTGGAGATGTGGATGTATCAGCTATAGCTAAACACAACGGCGGCGGTGGGCATAAAAATGCTTCAGGGTTCTCATTTCCTATCTCAGATACTGAAAAGTTTCTGAGGTTGATGAAGTGTGATTTCTTACCTTAATATAAAACAGGATCTTCGGGTCCTGTTTTTTTTATGAACAGAGCAAATAGGCTGCCTAGTTATTTATAATCATTTAAACTTTATCTGACAATTCTGTCCCATTAAAGAAAGAATGTATCATGTTAAATGGAAAAGTCATAAAAGAAAATGGAAGTGTAGTTTGGTATAAAGACGATAAGCTTCATCGTGAAGATGGTCCAACCGTTGAGCGTTTGGATGGGTATAAAGCTTGGTATCTGGACAACATACTACATCGTCTAGATGATCCTGCTGTTGAGTACGCTAACGGCGATAGAGAATGGTGGCTGAACGGGAAGCGTCATCGAATAGATGGTCCTGCTATCGATCGCCGGAATGGTCATAGTGAATGGTGGCTGAACGGTGAGCGTCATCGGGAAGACGGATCAGCTGTTGAGCGCATAGATGGTAATAAATTATGGTATCGACACGGCATGCTTCACCGTATTGATGGACCTGCTATCGAAAATCGCAGCGGTGAAAAATACTGGTACATAAATGGTGTACATCTGCCAGAAAAAGAATGTAAAAATCAAACTTCGTCAAAAAAGGAAAGTATCATGCCCGGTACTAAACAACAGATGTTTAGCATCTACGCTGAAAATAACCTTCAGCATCTATTAGATGAAAACGGTATCCAGCTTAACGAAACTGGAACACACTACAAAAATACCAAGCTTAATGAGCACTATTTAAATTTCTGTAAAACAGTAGATATGGTTCTTGACCATACCAACAGTCTTAAAAGAAAACGAATATTTGTCATATCCAGTAAGCTGAAAGAAAAAACAGAAGATTTTAACGGTTATCAATTTTCTGAAAAACCCTCAACTCATCTGACATATAAGAAAGCTTTTACTGAGGCTCAACGTTTGGGCATTAAGTTTCCAGATAGAAAGTTTTACATTTTTCAACGTGTCATGAAAGTAGTGTGACTATGAACCCTGAATATCTTGAGATAGGCGATACCATAGAAGATAGTCCTGTAGGACCTGGTACTATTACAGGCATCACACAAAGGGGTTATCCTCAAGTCAACTATGTTGCTGTAGCCTGGCTTAAACGTACCGACGGCATCATCTTCAACCCTCACAATCACCAACTTCCAACTAAGGAACAAAATCATGAATGTTCAAATTCAACTTGACGTTAAAAAACTTGTAACAGATGCCTTTGCATCCAGCTACACTTTGTTGACTGAGCAAGGTCATCGTGTACATATCTGGTATCGCCCTAAGACCCATGCAGGTTTCCTGGAGCAGCATAAAAGTCAAGAAGGGGTTATCACTCTTAATCTATCACCTGAGTCTGTGCACAATTTTGGTGTTTATGAACATTATCTGAGTTTTCAGGCCAGGTTCAACGGCAAGCCTGAAAACATCATGATTTCTCTGGACGAAATAGATGCTATTATTGATGTAGATGTAGATGCGGTTATCCCCTATCCTTTTACATCATTCTTCATCCAGCTTACAAAGATAGTAATAGCTGAGAAGTCAGGTAAGGATAAGCTTACCGAACACACCACTGTTAATGAACATGCCATTGAAGAAAAAGAACCTGAAGAATTTAAAGTTTCAGAAGAGACTGTGATTAAGAAGGGTTGGTCCCCAAGGCTTATCACCGGTGGTAAGAAGTGATGATTGAATATCCTATGTATCAACGTAGGATGTATCATGAGGACAACAACAGAATCTGAAATAAAACAGATCGTGACTGAGTTTACCAATCAACACGTCACAATAGATACCGTTCTAAATAGTGACGTAGGATTAACCAGTCTGGATAGAGTAGAGATCATCATGCAGTTAGAACAACATTTCGATGTGTTTATAACCGATGATGAGATGGACAGATATAACACTATCCATAAGCTGACTAAGCTGATCGATTTGAAATTAGACAGATAAGATATAGAGCAGCCTCACAAGGGCTGTTCTATATTTATTTTTTTATTCACGATGTTTACTATTTGATTAAACCCTCGTAAATAATTACGGTTATATAGACTTTACTTGACAATCCTGTCTCATTAAAGAAAGAATGTATCATGTTGAATGAAAGTAAAGTTGTGAAGTCAGCTACCAAGAAACAGGTTAATGAATCAGCAGTTCAAAATGCCGTTACAGTAGCTATGGAAGATCAAACCTCAAAATTTGATTTTTCTAATATTGCTAAGCTGATCCTGGATCTTCAGGATGTTCTGAAAGAGAACAAACAACTCAACGCTATCAAAGAAGAAAACAAAGCTTTGAAAGCTGAGATGCGCACCCTGAAGAAAGAATTTCACGAACACGTCAACAAGATGCGTGAGAATCAACTCAACCTATGTCTGGCTTTGGCAAGGCAAGCACCTCAAGAATATTTCATGACAGTTAGTTGTCATGATCAAGCCATGGCTCTGGACGCTGTGGCTGATGAACATGGCCTATACATGTTTTGTCTTGAACGTGTAGATTCTGGCAAAGGTCTTGAGTCAGAGTTTCGTGTTGGGTTTAAAGTCCAGACTGGAAACACCACACCTGCTGGGAGCATGAAGAATTTCATCGCTAGTTTCAAGGAAGTCAAATGACTGATGGTTTACTGGATAAAGCTGTTAACAGACTTTCTAAGTTTGTCAAAGAAACAAATCTGGACGGTGTTAACTGCCCTATAGGTATTTCCATACTTGAGTCAGGTACGATATTTCTCAAGTACAGGCTGTCTACTTCCATCGTGAGATGTAAAGATGCAGCTGAGGCAGCCTATTACATCAACACCTATCTGGATAACTTCATCCCTAGCCGTGGTAATAGAACTTAAACTCAAACAACGCCCTCAAGTCAAAAAGAAATACAAAACCCACACCCCAGTGGTTTTTGCTGTTCCTAAAGAACTGAAGGATAAGATCAGAAGAGTTTTTGAATTAACCATCAAAGCTCTTGAAACCAATACAGGCACACCTACTGATTGGTATAACGCAGCCTTTAGAACCAAGCATGCGGTAGAGATAGCTAAAGTGGTTTATGTGCAAGAAACTGTAGATGAGCTAGAAGCTGTCTTTAACATGCTGGTGGTAAAAGCTTCTGAACATGAAACTAATCCTGATTGGTACAGATTCACTGAGTCTGAAGTCAATCAGGTTAAAGACATGCACGAGGCTATGTGTGTGATGGAAGATGATGTCACCAGACGGATTCAACTAGATACTATACACATAGCTGACAAACACATGAAAACTTATATAAGATCATGAACAAGTATCTTGAAAGCTCAAGCTATAGAGATAACCCAAATAACGTCTTCCATAAACACTATCAGAAAGCAGTTAACATTAAGCTGATTGCACTTGTGGTGTTTATTCTGACTTTTGGTGTTGTGTTCACACACTGGTATACACCAGACCAGCCTTTGGCTGCTGTGATCTTCTGGACAGGTGTGTCCACGATCATTTTGTTTAATTTGTTATTAGTTATCTACGCAGTCATCTATATACTGTTTGTAGAAGAACCTGTAAAGAAAGAAAGAAATGACTGAACCAGTCAGCAAGACCTTGATCAAAAAAGGTACTAAGGGTATTTTCACATCACGGTTGAAAATGAAGTTCCGTATCCGTGTAGTGGAAGATGCGCCTGTCGGATCCGCTCGTGTTCATATTCAATATGAACAGTCCAGAGATAAGGCACATGTGCCTGTCAACATGCTGGAGTTGGAAGAATCTGCTTTGGCTTGATTTAATCAATCCTGTCTCAAGAAAGAATGTACCATGGAAATCAAATTCAACATCGATCAGTTGATCGATAAACCAGCCATCGAAAAAAGACTCAAGCTTCAGATAGATCAAACTATCAACAGCGCCTTCTACGCTTTTTTCTATGAAAGAGATGCCTATATAAATGGCAAACTCGTCAAAGATAAAGGCATTGGTCGCTCAATGATCGAAGAAATCATCAGTAAAGAGCTGGAAAAACCTGAAATGCAAGACTTCATCAAATCCAAAATCGATAAGATGATGGACGAGCAGATCGAAAACATCTGTGACGTAAAGCTCAGGCACATGGGTGGAAAAATGGCTTTTACCACAGACCACCAGATTCCAAAGGCGGAAAATGTTTAAATCATTCTTCCAAAATGTAAAACGTGCTCTGTGTATCCCTAAATACACAGACTACAAAGTAGTGGCTGGGTCTGAAGAAGAGCGCACAGCTATCACCACCATCGTAGAAAGCAAGAACCTTGCTTGCGACTACGACAAGATAGCATTTCAAGACCCGTGCAAGTTCTACATGCTGAACGGTGAAATCACCTGTTCCACATGCGGTAAAGTGCAGAAGGTTTAAAGATAAGCAGGGGTAAATCCCTGCTTATCTTTTTTGCGTTATTTTTATTTACGATAAATTGAAAACATGTGATGTGAATAATGATACAAATAGAAGTAACCACGCGTTGTAATTATAATTGCTGGTATTGCACAGGCAGGACCATGGAGCAAAAAGATATGTCCTGGGATACCTTTACCACAATTATAGATAAGCTTAAAGACACGTCTGTTATTAAACTACAGGGTGAAGGCGAACCAACCTTATGGAAATACTGGTGGGAAGGAGTTGATTATGTTTATTCTAGAGGTCATATACCTTATTCCATAATTAACGGATCTGTTGTTGATATAGAGAAAATTATTAAATATTTTAAAAGAATATCTATTTCATTAGACAGCATTGACGAAGAAACATGTAAGTCAATAGGCAGGCATAATGTTAAAAAGGTGATGCAAAATATACTTTTGTTAAAATCACATAAGCAGACTGTTGTGGATGTGCAAATAACCAATGTGGGTCAAGACTTAAAAAGCACTTTACTCTGGTTAAAAGAAAATAATATTTTTTACAATATTAATCAACTGTCAGTTAAGTCTGATTATGTATCTGTATATCCCGAAAATAAGAAAATTATATTTAAAGTCCCGGATGACAAAGCCAAAGCCATAACTTGTGATTTTCTAAACGGAAATAAAAACAATCCGTTTTATACAATAGATGGCGTTGAATTACCTTGTTGCTATATAAAAGAACCACAGGGGTTTTCTAGAGAAGCTGCTTTGTTAAGCTTTAAAGACAAAATAGTACCTAATCACTGTCTAGGTTGTAAACATATCAGAAAGATAAAGTGAACATGACAAATGTCCATAAATGGGATCAATCCACTCGACTCTTAGAAAAGATCAACAAACTCTTTTATAAAGTACATGATTCAAAGGTTGGTAAAGAATATACACCTGAACAGGAAAAAAGATTGACTCAGCTAAGAGCCAGGTCAGTATCTTTAAATTATTACCGAATCAAACTCAATCAACTATCTAAGGTAACAAAATGAAATTAGACTTTGAAGAAACGCAACTTTTAGACTATCCCATACCAGGTAAGATGTTGGAAGGCCTGCTTGATTATTCTGAAAACCTCATCTCTAGTATGTTTAACCCTGTCTCTACAGACAAAAAGGACTTTAACAACTGGTTAGTCAAAGACGTTAAAGATATGTTCTCCAAACTGACATATCAAAAAGAAGATAGTCTAGAGGTGCTTCTTACCAGAAGTGTATCTAATATGTATATGCTCATGTTAGCCAAGGCTGAGACGACAGACATATCTAATAAGATCTTATACAGACCCAAATCCATGGATATGTATAACATGTTACTGGGATGTTATAACTCTCACAGGGGTAGCATAGGTTACTCAGAGATGATTATCTTTGCACCTATCGGCCTTATGTTTCTTGATCATAAAAACATAGTGGTTAAGTTTACTGCTGAGGAGATAGACAAATCTCTAAAGTATTTGGATCTACTAGAGGCTGGTAAAACTAAAGATGCTTATCTCACCCATCTCACACCTGAGATGACGCAGAGTGTGAGATTTTCACAAACCTTCAGCAGGAAAAAATATGTGAGCTTTGTCCACAGAGCTTTGGCTTTTTGCTTCATCAAGCTGCAATTGAACGAAGGTTTCTCAAACTTTCAAGATTATACCGGCACTGACGCTATCAAAAACAGACTTAATCTCAGGATCAATCATGCTTTTTCTTAGAAACTTATTCGGTGTCAGCTATTCAGTTATAGCTTTGGTATTCTGGTATCTATTCAGTTACTCTATCCTCATTCGGGATAAAACCTTTCTGAGTTTCATAGATGAAAGAACAAAACAGCTTTATCTTTATCTTTACGATCTAGATAAAACAGACTTTTTCTTTGTTCAGACGGTTGTCTTTCTGATTGCATATCTAGCAACATGTGTAAGTATCTATTTGGTACTTCTGGGTTTGCAATATGAGAATAGTGTTAACATCCATACCGGTAACTATATAAGATCTCACAGAACCAGCGTAACTTTAAAAGATTGTTTTGTTATAAGTAACAATGAGTTCTTCTTATATCGATTACCCACAATCAGTAAGATAACTTCTTATGTTGTTATAGTGTTATTAATGACTCAGGCCATTAGCGGTACCGGTCTTATATTTATCACAACAAGTTTACTGCTGGTATCTTTAATGAGTATATTCCTGGCTTTCATGTTCTCAGTTTTCAAACATTTGAAATATTACTGTAAGTTCAAAGTTTATTACTATGAAAATCAACTCAGATATCAAAAACAGAATCAAGTATAATGTTATGGAAAGACTGAGGTACATAGTGGCGACTGGGATTAGCTCCAGCTCTGTGTCTCCTATATAAATGGTTGGACTCGGTAAAACGAGCAATTATTACGATCTGGCTTTAGGATCGCATGGTGTTTTGGTCTTCCGAGTTGAAAAGCGGGTAAGCGCAAGATAAAACCACCAGGGTAACACCTGGTGGTTTTATTTTTCCCTTTTCTAAACAACTATAGCTATATAAACTCTATCTGACAATAGTGTCAAATTTTATTTACCTCTTGTATAATGTGCAAGGGTGCATGCACTAAGGAACATATGGAAATCAACCTCAATACCCATCCTTATAATATCTTTATTGATATCTGTAGAGGTATGGTTAGTTCAGATGACTTTGTAAACTACATAGAGAGTTTAAAATCTGGTTCTAGGTTGACAGCATGTGAAACCAGATTTGACAACGCGACAAAAATGTCGTTGTCTTACATGAAAGAGTTTGCCATACGCGGACTTGTTTATGTTCCCAAGAGCATAGATCCTGAAGTTAAAAAGCGTATGCTTGAACTGATGATAGAAGAGCTGAAACAAACTTAAGAAAGTGATCGCCATGTGGAATGATTTCTCATGGGGTTATTTCTGGAGAGCGTGCGACCTTGTGTCGTTGTTCAAACTGGATGAGATAGACAACAGCCTTAAACGATTGCAGTCTGCTAGGGCTAAACGTGTTGCTGCAACGACAGGGTCTATCAAATCCCCACCAGAAAAACCTCGACCGCCTTGCGCGGTATATAAATAATATCATTGAAACCAGGATTAGTCTTGATACTGGTGGCTTTAAGTTCAATAGCTCCACACGAGAGTGAAAGACAGTTAATTATACTTAGCGTTCCTAAGTATATCGTCCTTGTAAAAGGTTGCATGAGTTTCAGTAATGTACTCATGTGAGGAATATCGATGTTCTTGAACAATCATCGAGAACATCTGTCGCCATGACAACAGATACGCATATGTCTATATTAATCGCCTGATATAGACGTTAGCTGTAAGGTCTGAAATAATGGAAAAGCTTAAAAGTTTATAGGATAGTCGTGAGAGATTGAAGCTCATTCGCCAGGATGGGTGGACTCGCCCTTGGAATAGCGACAACGATTAAGCAGACAGATAAACAAGACGCCACCGAAAAAATAACTTGTAGTCCATCAAGACAAGCGATGTTTAAACCACATGCTATGTCAATGAGCGTAAAAGTTATCGAAAGACGGTAAAACACTTTAACGAGTGGGTGCCCATCTCCAAAGTCCAGAGTTACTCTGGGACCAATCTGACCGAAATGTGAGTTTAGCTCACTACTGGAAACAGTAAAACCAGATACATGCGAAAGGCAGTCTGGTCGGATTAAATACAGAAGGTATAAGTCTAATGGAGATTACCTAAGTCAAATATCAGAAGTAATTACTCTGATGCGTTATTAGTTGTAGCATGACTGAATCCAGGAAAAGCCTAAGATTGCATAGTCAGCCCCTGGTACTAATAACACGATATGGTAGAAAGACTTTAAACCCACGTAAGATTCTTAAAGGAATATCTCTGACTGTAAAGTCTATAAGAGTAAAAGAATATAGAATCTAATGTGAAAATGTGAGCTTTGTCTTACGTGAGTAATAAGTGGTAAGACCCAATAGTGATATTGGGTATCTTTAATAACATTTGAATAAAGTGTTATTAAAGATAATCTGCCCGTAGTTAAATGGATATAACAAGAACCTTCAATTAGGAGCACTGGATGTCGAAAGTATTCAGTGAATTTTGTCAAATTCGGTGAACGCTTAACAGGTAATGCTGATGCCAACGCCGAGCGAAGCTATCTTTTTCAAAAGGGATAGAACGTGTAGAGACTTGACGGCAAAGATCTAAAACCTATCATAAGTAGGTCATGATCAAGACAAAGTCCAGCGCACAAACAGGGTAACCTGGTAGTGAAAACTATAGTGTGACGCTAAGTTTTAGTTGCAAGTTCGATTCTTGCCGGGCGGACCAGTGTAAAATAGGCGGGAAGCTTAAGGGGTTATAAGCGGCGGCCTCATCTCAATGGTGACCTTACTGAGTAATCAGTATTGAATAATCGGGTGAATTCAGTGAAACCGTAACGTATAATGACGACGGCAATACTGAGCTAAGCTTAGGGTATACCCTAGGAAAGTGCAGAGACTATCTGAGAAGTAGAATCTTCTTAATAACAGAGTAAAGCGCCCGACATCCTAATATTAAGTTAAGGATGGTGATATAGTCCACAGAGTTAGGAAACTAACACAAATGTGAAGCCGAAGATAGTGAGTTCGAATCTCATCCTGCCTACCAACAAAAAAGCACAACTGCTTAGAGTCTTATAGATTCTGAGCAGTTGTGTCTTTTCTTTTTTTCTCAACACATGAAACTCAATGTACTTAAGACTCTTCAAAAAGATGTTTACCTTGCTTTTTCAGGCGGTATAGATTCGGTCGTACTTTTACACCTTCTGTTAAGGAAGAGAGTTAATGTAACTTTACTTACTGTGGATCATAACACAGACTTTAGTAAGACTGAACTGGCTTTCTGTAAAGAGACAGCTAATCAGCTTGGTTTAGCTTATAAAACCTTCAAGTTGTCTGAGTTTGATAACTCCACATCTCTAGAATCCTTTTGGTCTAGAAAAAGAAACACCATATTTCAATCTATGGATAAGCCTGTACTTACAGGTCATCATCTGTCTGATGCTACTGAATGGTACCTGATGACCAGCTGTCAAGGTAGAAGTAGAGTGATGGCTTATCAAAATGGTAATGTGCAGAGACCTTTGTTAACTACTTCTAAGAAGACTATTATAGAGTATGCTAACTTCTATAGGTTAAAGTATCTGACAGATCCTACCAATGCAGATAACGACTTCAATCTTAGGAATAAGGTAAGGAATAACTTGATGTCTAATGTTTTGACAGTTTTCCCTGGCTTGGAAACCACAGTCAGAAAACTGATTTTAACAGACATGAGAATGACACAGTGAACAAAGTCCTAGTAGATAGCAATAATCTATCACGATAAGGTAAGGTCTATGCGTGAATAAACCGTAAGACTTTATACATCGACAAAATACAAAGACTCTTTTCACTGATCTTACACACGGTACGAACTTATCGTTAGTCGAATAAACCTCATTTCAATGAGTTAGATTTGATAGTTCCGATGTAGATCCGCATCCCACTATAGCAAATGGTGGAATAGCTCTGACTTATCTTTAGGTAAGTGAACGTCCAGACAATTTTTAGATCATCATACGGCTGTATGGTTTAAAGATTGGGGTATAAATCTCATGCCGTTGCAGTAATGTAGACCAGGTGCTATGGTAAGTGCTGTGCGATCAGGACGTGTAAAATTTAATTTTAGGTCAGCTATGACCTTTCCTGTTAAATAGAAGTGAGTAGCGCTGCTTGCCTGCTGTGTTTTTGGATAGATATAGAGTTGTGTCTAATCTGTTTAAGAACATAGTGGGAAAGTATTGCTAGCTTAAAGAAAAGTCCTGGCTTCGGCTGGGACTTTTCTTTATTTTATATTTTAATCAAAAGGTAACATCATGAGCAACTTAAATTACAGCAGAGAACTTTATGACTTTGCAAAGAAATTCCTTGCCGGAGCATCGTACACACAAAGCAGTAAACTATCATTGTTAATAGACGGATATACAAAAGTTTGTAAATTACACCACAAATCTATTAAGTTTAACTTACCGGACGGTGGAAGAATCAAAAACTTTGATAAGGGTAATTTTAATTTCTTAGATGGTGTAATTACTCTACCATTCAAATGCATCTGTCTTGAATACTACGTACCACCAATCACAAGGGAAGAAGGTGATCCGTATTTCTATATTAACGGCGTTCCTCAATACACACAAGAAGGATCTGATATATCTCGTAAGCGGCTGGTGTACGCAATGGACACAGGTGATAATATTGAAATCACCACAGCTTTTGCCAACATTAACGACAAACTGGGTGAAACATGGATAGTTTTACCTGTTGTGAAAATTATTAAGGAAACTAAAGATCTTGTTTTTTCAGAAAATCTACTAGGTAACGTATCGGACTATGATGATGAGCTTGCTACCTTTTTGTTTTTCATAAAAGCAATGTCGTGTTCTAATGTAAAGGTGGGTAAAACCACACCAAGCGTTAGAGGTAAGGCTAATATCAAAAGGAATGGTTTTGTACCTTATGATAGTTACCACGTGCTAACTATAGATTTAAATTATACCAGTGAGCAATCTAACCCATCAACTGGTCACAGCACACACGCATCCCCACGAGAACATATTCGCAGAGGTCATGTAAGGACACTAACCAGCGGTAAAAAGATTTGGATTAACGATACTGTGGTGAATAAGGATGCTCCGAATGCAGTCAATAAAACTTACGTTATGATTTAAAACTCAAAAAGAAAAATCCCGGCCTTGCGGGTCGGGTATTTTCTTTTTTACATAATTTGGTTAGAACTTCAACCTTTTTACGAGGAATTTATGGCTAAGAGAAATTATGCTTTGGAAGAGATGATGCAGCGCGGTGTTATGGATGAGCGCGATGTGGATTATTTGGATCACCTTAAAGTACCTGAGGTAGTACTTGACGATGTGGCTATGGAAGGTTTTATCAGAGCAGTTGCCCATGATGCGGTCACTACCTATACAGATGCTTATCGGGAAATGAAGGGTTGGTTCTTGGGTATGGAGTCCAAGAGAAAGTATATTGAAGAAATTTGTGTTGATCTCATTGATTGGTTGAAAGATAAAGATCTTGATGAACCAGGTATGGATCTGGACATGAACAGCTTTTACACCTGGATGAAGACAAGTGAGGCCTTCTTTTGGAGATACTATTTCCTTTTGAATGATACAACTTGGAAACAGATAGAGTCTGATCTTAAGGCCGATCGTATCTCTGGTCTAGAACAGCTTTACAGCGTGGACTTTAAAGATCGTCAAGACATAGCTAGATATCTTGACTCCATTAGGACCATCAAGGATCTAACGAAGGTAGTCGAGACATATAAAGCACGTTCAAATAAGTTCTTTGAACTTATCTCTAAGAGAAAGACAAAAATCAAGTCTTTCCCTTTCCAAGTCATTCTGTTGGGTGCTGCTGACTTACGCCGTACTGTTAAGAAAATTGTTAATTTAGCGATTTAATTAAAAACATACTCCACCCAGTCAGGGTGGAGTATGTTTTTATAACCTTTTTAAACTTATATAACCGCTTAAACTATACTTGACAATCTTGTCACCTTAAAAGGAATGTAACATGACTAAAGTTGAAGCCGTCACTGAGCTTAAAGAGAAACTGGACAAGTTCATTACATTGAACGTCCCTACCTATAAAGATGAGGACGAGAACGTCTGGTTTGCTACCAAGTTCCTGAATAAAGGATATGTTAAAGACGACGATCCGATAGAACTACTGGAAGTCGATCCAGAATGCCCTGTTCATGCTATGTCATACGAACTCTCTTCGTACCTGATAACCTCTCATGGTCAAGCTGATCATGAGGCGCATCGACAGCTCAGAGCCATTTCTAATGGGGATTATCGAGTCATCGCAGGCGAAAAAGATTTGTTTGGGCGGCTCTCGGGTATTTTGATTACCCCCAAAGGGAGAATTTGCTACGGTTAAAATTATTACTGTAACAAATAAACTGAAAGGAAATTTCCCTGATGAGATTCTCTTACCTCTTCAGGGATATAAAAACACGACACCTATATCTTCATAACCAAACAGTATCATCAACCCGATCTAACTTATGAGGTTTCAGATCCAAACACTTTAAATAAGGAGAAGAGTAATGTTTTCTAAACTCTTCCAGCCGTCTGCTATCATTCATGATGCAGATGCGCGTCTTCTGGTGAACCTTTATTACGATCACCAGAACAACAAACAAAAGATCCAAAATCGTCTCAACACAGCTGATCACGATGGACACACCAACCTGACTCTGCTTCAAGAAGAACTTAAAAGTCTTGAGAAGCGTGAGAAAGATTATAAGAAACTACTTACTCGTTATGTTGACGAACATGAAATGGGTGGGTGGTTTTCTAAGGTCTATGGAGTTAGTCCTATCTTGGCAGCAGGTCTTTTGTCTACGATCGATATTGCTAAAGCCAATACGGTAGGTCATATTTGGTCTTATTGTGGATTAGACCCTAATCGTTCTAGTGCTTTTGACAGAACAGTCGATCAACAGAAATACAACCAACATCTCAAAAGGATTACTTGGTTGATTGGTTATAGCTTTAAAACCTTTAGCGATAATCCAAACTGTCTGTATGGTAAGCTCTATCTAAGCAGAAAGCAGCAGGAAACAGAGAATAACGAAAACAAAGTTTACGCTGAAACAGCTAAGAAATATTTAGATCACAGTCGATCTAGTAACCCTCAGGTAAGAGAAGTGCTAGAACAAGGTATGCTCACTGCATCACACATAGATGCCAGAGCACGCAGATGGACTGTGAAAATCTTTATTTCACATTTACACAGAGTGTGGTACGAACGTCACTGGGGTAAACTACCACCTATGGCTTTTACCAACAAACCTCTAAGCTACGAGAACTTCTTGTCTGACGTAATACCCAAAGATGATAGCAACACTTTGGATAATGTAAACGCCAATCATGACGAAGAACTACAGTGATGAAAAATCACTACATGTGGTGCCCATCGGCGATCTCAGAGAACACAAAGCCTCTGGTGATTGCTGGTGCGTGCCAGTAAAAGACGAACACGATAACGTCTACGTACATAAACCTCTCGACCAAAGAGATCTTTATGAGTCTGGTAAGTTAAAACCCCACTAAGGAATGTATCATGAATCAAGTATCCCCACTCTCATCTTTGAATGAAGCTTCTTTATCCACAGCAGCTCCTGACATCTACGCTGTGTTGAAAAAGAAAGTCCAAGAAACTTTTCTTGGATTGATCCCTGAGGAATCCATGCAGCAGATGATTGACGATGAGATCAGATCTTTCTTTGAGCTTCAGGATCGTGTCTTCACACCCAAGCCCATAACTGTGACCCGAAAAGAAGCGATGGAAGCTGGTTATCACTTTACCGGTGATGGGTGGGATAAATCCCCTGGTGGTAGAGTAACCGTAACTACATTACACATGGTGACACCTATGTCCCCATTCCGACACATAGTCTGGAATGAGTTGGGTGAGATGTTGGTTTCACGCATTCGGACAGCTGTGAAAGACAAGGAATCACGTTTGAATAAAGATCTTGATGCTTGGTTTGAGACAGAGGCTACACCCCAGATCGAACAAGCTACCGTAATTAATTTCAATGCGTTGTCGACTTTGTTGGCTAAGCGCACTCAGTATGAGACTATGAAATCTGCCATCGTAGGTGCTGGCATGATTGTGGATTATTCTCTGTCTAACAATTTTGATTCGCAATCGGGGGGGATGACTGGGACCAGTACAAAAGGCTCTGCTTTTGCCGATGCAATTTTAAGGAACCTTTACCCAACCAAAGGTTTCTGACATAGAGTGGTAGCAACATTAACTAATCCCTATCACAGACATGTCCAAAGCTAGACACCAAGATAGTCTCACCAAACTGAATAAAAGGTACATAGAAATCTTTATTCGATCCACATTGAGAAACCTTCAAATCTATCAAATAGCAAACAATCTAGATCCAGTCGATCTATCTAAATACATCTCAGACACCATTAACATGGCTAACGATGTGATTAACGGTGGTATGAGAACACCTAAGGACGCCACAAGCTTCCAATGCCGTATGATCGACGAACTTCTGGATTTCCAAGCAGATATGATGAAGCTCATGGATCCCTTCAACTTTCTCATAACACCACAGTTGCCTAATACTGTGGAACACTGAACGAGTTTTAGTTTATGAAGCCAACACGACAATCCCCACTTGGAACATACCTTGATAAGTCACATCCGACCAAGGTCGTAAAAAGATTGTGCGTTGTAAGTCGATTGAATTAATCTCAAATTGAATAACTAGCCGACAGTTTTCAATTAAACGTTCTGATAGTTCAGTCGGCAGCAAAGTTGTGAAAAAACAGAGAGGCTTCGGCTTCTCTGTTTTTTTTTGTCGGCATTCTCAGGCTTTTCTGGAAATCAGTTGGTAACAAGCAATCCAAGGCTCTATAATGTCAAACATACAAAGTTCTCAGATATTGACCATAATCGAGAGTATAAAAACTCAAAATGATAGAATAGCTGAGCTTGAGTTAAAAGCAGCTAGGCGAGAGAAAGAGTTGGTTGAGATGGCTACAGCCATGGATAAATTAGGTATTCGTATAAAAGAACGAATACCGGCTTTATTTAAACCTAAAGAATAAAATGACTCTTAACGATTTAATGAAAATGCCAGATGTTCCAGAACCTGTGAAGGTTTATAAAGTCTACGCTTCTAAAAAAGAAATGATTGACCACCCTGAGTTTAAGACTTTAAAATGGGAATCTGCATCTGAAATAAGTGAAACAATGTTGGCACTTTCTTTTTACTCTAAAGCTAAAGCTGTTGGGTTCTCAGAACTGTTTAGGGCAAAAGGACTTATATCAGCTATCAATTTTCTTTCTTCTCCGGAATAAAAAACATATTCAGGGTGATAAAATGGTGCAACAATGACTCGTATAAAACTAAGAAACATGACAAGACAAGAACCGAAAAAGAAAGAGACATTTAACTATGATGTTTTGATGGAGCAATATAGAACTGCTGAAGATCACAATCTCATGGAACGTCTTTTAATAGAATTGGGTTTAGAATTGTTTGGTAGAGCACACGCAGATATATATTGCTTGTGGACGGAGTGCCACCACCCGCAATATATCAGAGACAGAATCTATGCGCTGAATGTGTTTGAAGGTTGTTGCTATAGCAATCTTTCTTTAAAAGAGAAAAGATTAGCTGTGGCTGCTGCGCTTTTTAAAAGTGTGGGTAAAGTCAAAGCCAGGGAAATTATCAAAAAACATACCGCCTGCGATCACATCACCCATACAGCTCAATCACTTGACAAAGACGTGTTTATTGAGAATCTTCTGAGCTTGGTCCAGAAGAAAACCAAACCTAAGTCTTCTGATCTGGTTATCGCCATGGTTCTATGGGATGCAGGGCATATGTATCTATATAACAAAGATATAGATAAGATACAGTTTTTATGTGATCTCTTTAGCGATAAAGAACTTACTGAACCATCAGTGAATTTGCAAATTGGTAAGCTGATAAACGCAAACTGCATGACCAACTGGGCAAGAATCAAATCTTACAAACTCAACTGGCCATTTGTGGTTAAGGACATATTCAAACACATGCCTACAGTTAAGCAGTTGTTGATGGCTCAGCGTTAACTGAACACATAACACACAGCCTAATGTGGCTGTGTGTTATGATTGTTCTTTTTTATTCAGCCGATGGATAATATAGTTAAAGGAATGTAACATGGCTAACAATCCGTTTCTTCGTCCGGCTTCTGAATACAAGAGAGATCTGGATCCTATCAAGCATTACATAGATCAGACAGCTTACTTTCTTCATAAACAGAAGGGTAAACCTGTTGACTATTATAGAGAACAGTTGAAGGTTAAACTTTTTGATGGATCTATACCTGGTGTCAAAAACCCGACGGTTACACACTATGAGCGTGGTGACAATGGTGATAGGTATGTGACTAAAACAGGTCTGTATCAGTATATCAACTTCATTACGAAGACAGAGCGCATCATAGCTCCTACATTCACAACCTATCTATCTGCCAAAGAGCAACCATCTTTGCTAGTAGACTTTGTAGATGACAACGTTGTTGTTCGTTCTAAAGCTAAGAAAGAATCCTTTGTAGCTAGGACCAACGGAGACATGATTCTCTACGCTATCAAAGAGAACGAACAGAACAACAAGAAAGGGTATAACAACTCCATGTCAGGAGCCTTTGGATCTAAAGGTTCTCCTTTTTATAACCCAACAGCTCACAGTACTTTAACCAGTACTGTAAGGACAGAGAGTTCATTGGGTAATGCGTTAAATGAAAAGATCGTGGCTGGCAGTCGTCATTATAAAGACATACAGACCACTCTTAACAACGTAATTACTTTATCCATGAGTGTGACAGAGTCTTTTAAACAAACTCTGGATAAGTATCAGCTTCATATACCTTCGGCAGAAGAGACTATGGAATGCATTGCTTATTCGTCTAATCTTTACTGGTTAGACGGAAGGGGTAAAGCCTCTATAGAACAGTTTGTTAAGACTTTGGATGGGTATGAAAGAGCAGCTGTTGTTTATATCAGCGATCTCTATCACATCAGAAAACACAATCCTCAGTTTGTTTGGAAGTTTCTGGAGAAGATTTCCAGAAAGATCAAAGACAAAACCTTTGAAGACCCTATCAAAACCATACACTGCTTTGATGAAAGCTTTGTTAACTACGCACATCAAATCTGTCAATCAGAACTTAAAGGTTTTGGTAAAAAGTATCATGAACTCTCACCCGAGTCTGTAAACACACTGGCGGCTACCTGTGAGAATATAGACAGAGTTGTAGGTGAGTATCTTGATTTTATTCAAAATCTATTCTTGACGGATAACGTACCTGTAAGTACAGCGTTTATACCTAACATGGTTAGAAGAGCTGTGGTGTTAAGTGACACAGACTCTACTATGTTTAGTGTGGATGATTATGTAACTTGGTACTTCAATGGTTTGTGTTTTCATGATGAGGCTTTTGCAGTAGCGGGTGCTGTGGTTTTCTTAGCTACTCAGTGTGTAGCGCATACTTTGGCTGTGTTTTCTGCCAACATGGGTGTGTCTGAGAAGAAACTCTTTCAGATAGCTATGAAACCAGAGTTTGTGTTTCCTGTGTTTGCACAGACGCCTGTGTCTAAACACTATTTTACGTTTAAAACTATCCAAGAAGGTAACGTATATAAGAAACCAGACTTTGAAATCAAAGGCGTGCACCTTAAAAACTCAGCTTCTCCTGTAGAGGTTATCAAAGATGCTACTGAAATGATGGAGAAAGTCCTTCTTGATGTCTATGCTGGTAAGAAGATCAAGATGACTGAGCTTATCAAACATGTGGCTGATTTCGAGAAACAGATTATCAAATCTCTAAACTCTGGCGAACCTATCTATTATAAGAGAAGTAAGATCAAAGTTAAAGAGAGTTATAGTGAAGATGAGGATAAGTCTAACTATAAGTGGTATAAGTTCTGGAGATCTGTCTTTGAACCTACCTATGGAGAAGTACCACCACCACCATACAGCGTGTTGAAAGTACCCACCACAGTAGCTAACGTGACCGGTTATAAAGCTTGGCTAGATAAGATCGACAACGTAGAGTTTAAAACCAACCTGATAAAGTGGATGGCTGAACGAAACAAAGTAGATCTTCCTACTCTTTACATACCGATGGATTATGTGTTGGGTAGAGGTATACCTAAAGAAGCTTTGATGGTGTTGGATGCAGAACGCATCGTTTTAGATTTAACAAGTGCTTATAGACTGATACTTGGAAGCTTAGGTTTCTATGGTAAACATGACATGACATTGACTGCTCAAGGGTATTGAGATTTAAGACACTACCCAGCTTAGAGCTGGGTAGTGTCTTTTTCGGCTTATAAATAAATTCAGTCATATATACTTAACTTGACTATCGTTATCAGTTTAAGTTACACTTCTGTAATACTTGATGGCTAAGGAGATGGTTATGAGCGACGGACTACCTTGCCGGAGTTGCAAACATGTGACGGAAGGAAAAATTTCCCTTTCCACCACAACGGACTTCTCGTCCGGGTTCTCATGTGGGAAGAACCTCAATTTGAGTGGCGTGCCCATACTTTTGTATGGGGTTTCTGATCAGAAAGCTGGTGAGAAAATATGCAACGTGTATTGGCATGTTGGATTTGAGTGGTAAAATAACACCCCCAGCCTGTAAGGACTAGGGGTGTTATTTTTTTTTTTACTTTAAATCCCAGGACTTACCTGTAATCTAATAAACCTGCTGTAATCAGAAGCAGAATTCATAAAGTTAACTGCTTGCCATACTTCACGTAACTGAGTCTGATACATCTCTTCACTATCAGACAGGCCCTCTACGTAATTCTTAAAAGCGCCTAACTCTTGACCGCCAGACAGAAAAGCCTGATCCATCTTTATCAACATGGTGTTGTAGATATAAGACTTTACAGCCAATTCACAAAGCTTAGCAAAAACGTGCCAAGATCTGGGGTTTATATTTTCCATGTTAGCTTCATTAGCCACCACACATCTTAATACATAATAGTAATTAGGATGTGCGCTGTCTCTGACCACTACGGTAGATCTTTCTACCAATTCAGCAGTGGCATTTGACATCATAGGTACAGATGAGAAAGAGTTACCCACTCTGGCCCCAACACCCACCAGATCACTGGAACAGTTACTGGCTACAGAAGGAAATCCGTTGTTACCTACTCCATAAGGAGCTAAGCCTACAGATAACACAGACATAATAGCTCTGTTGTTCAATCTCTCTGGTGGTATATGGTACAGCATGCTATACCTATCTATATACTCAGGAGTTAAACCATCTAAAGATATCAAAGCAGTCTGACCGCCTACGATGTTGGTATCGACCACCACTCTAGGCTTAATGACTTTATTTAATATTTCAGAATCCATACTCACGGGAGCTGTGGGTCTCCATGTGGTATGATTAGGTTTAAAAGCTTCCATCAGTACCTGTATAGGTATCCTGTACTTTATCTCATCTAAAGCTTTAGTCAGTATAGACATAAGGTTCCTTATTTAGAATGTTCATTAGCAAACAGTATATCATCCATGAACAAATCATCTTGTTTCATGAAATTCAGACTGTTGTCTCTGTTCAATCTTTGCAGATCTACTTTAAGATCCTGTATATAGAAATTGTTTAACCTCTCACCCCTCTCAGGGTTCTGTGTCATTAACATTTCCATAACTCTTCTCTTAGACATAAGCAGATACCACCAGACTTGTTTGGTAGGTGCTAAATCAGGCATCAGACCAAACTGTTGAAAGTCTTCTGAGTAGACAGAAGGTATCAGCTTCAATACACTATAATAGTGCATAGGTTTTCTTTGAACATGTTTGACCAGCTCATAGAGAACATTATCTAAAGACTTATCTTGATCCAGAACAGGAAAAGGGTGGTTCTTATAAGTCTCACCCATAGGCTCACCAGTTAACAAATTGTTAAATCTGTTAAACAAAACCAGCTCTAAATGAGATCTCATCATGTTAGGTAATACATACCTCATGACAAACTGAGCCACGGGGACCATACCACCGTCAACATCTCCTCTGGCACTTACCTGTTTCTCATAGAAAGCTCTGTACATCAACAATAACTTAGGTATGTCTATCTTGACGTAGTTGATGCCTTCTTCACTGTTGTAGTTTGGATTGTCAGGTAGTAAAAACCTTGTGTTGCTTACGTTGTGTGTAAGTACCTCCACAGGTCTTAAGTTTTCCCAGTCTCTATAAGCCTCAGCTACGTCGAAATATTCGGATATAGATAGCAAACCAGTCAACCCTCTATATAGAAAGTCTTTTCTGAATTTACCAAAGCTTACTTCTGAGGTCAGTTCAAAATACCTAGCGTAGTTATTGGCCCTTAGATCATTCAGCTGATTGAATCTGTATATATCTAAAGACATGCCAGATAAAGCTGTCGTGATGATCCTACAGAACAAATGTTTGCTTCTTACACTAAAGCCAGATGCTCTGTAATAGTTTTCAATTTTAGTGATCTGTTTCTGATAGTTTCTCTTGATGAGGTCTATTTGACCAGGACGTATGATATCGTTATTTTCTTCGAAACGTTTTGTGAAAAGCTCGTACATGGTTCTGGCTTTAAAAATAATTCATAAGATTGCTATAGTGATTAGACTTAAGATAAAAGTTAGGTACATTTTTTACAGACAGTATACTTATAGTATGGAACTGAACGTCCGTGCAACTTAGAGGGTAACCTCTGAGTAAACTCTTGGCCGCAAAAATCCCGTTTCTAAAAAAACCAGGGTTCATATACTTTATTTGGCCCTAGTCGATAATTAGTTTTAACGAGTAGTTCTGCTTAGTCTTTAGCTCTAAAGGCTGATTGTGCACAATCAATTTTAACCTTCCATAACTCAAGGAAAATCATGGCTCTCAATACTGGTAACAACTCTTCCGCTTCTGCAACCTCTGCTGAAGCAACCGCTTTCACCCAAGCCGGTTCTCCTGGTCAAGCAGCTACTGCTACCCAACAAGCACCTGTGAAATCTTCTTGGAACTTCGGTTCCGGCGGTAACATCTTCGGTGCCCCTATCGGTCGCTCAATTGGGTCTGAGGCTTACAACGACCTCAAGACCGCACTTATTGAGATCTACAAGAACGCAAGTTCTGACAGTCTGATCAGCATTCTGGATCTGGACAACCAGAACGAAACGGCTCTGGCATTCTCTTGCCTGGTCGTGGCGATGCGTCTGAAGGATGTACCTAACAAGGTAGCATTCCATGTGCTGATCCTCGAAGCAACTGGTGACAAACCCACTCCTGTGGTGCAGTACCACCACCAAAAGCAAATCGAGTTGTATCGGGTAGCGGGCGATGCTCTCGACGACATCTTGATTGCAAAAGCCAAGGCGGCTGTTGGTCGTGCGTTTCCTCAGCACGAACTGCGGTTCACCGACGCCACTGTCGTACCAGCTACTTTCAATACGAAGGACAAAGCTGCTGTGTATAAGCTGGCACTGAACGCTGGCTTGGCTAACGGTACTGAGTTGTCTCAACTGGTTCCTACGTTCCAGGATCTGAACCTGTCGCAGATCCCTACGGGTCAACAATTGGTCATCAACATGACCTTTGGTTCGACACCTGTGGCTGACGATGTCGGTAACTTGATTCGTTCTGACTTCCAACTGAGCTTTGCAGCTCAGAACAATCAGAACCAAAATCAGAACCGCAGTCTGAACAGCGGCGGTCGTGAGACTCGCATCAGTGAAGTTGGCGGCTTTGTAGAAATGCTCTGGGCTCCTCGTGAACCCATGGTCAACCCCTACATGCCTGCACAACAGCGTTTGCCACAGAAGTTTGCAGCTCGTGCTGTGATCACCACTCTGTCCAGTGCTCACGCATACACTCCAGCTAACATGCTGTTGGCAGTGGCGAACATGGATGCTCTGGCGTTGAACAACAACTACTACCAGATCTTCCGACCCCAGATGACTAAGGATTTGGATCTGCGTGATGCAGGTGCGTTGAACATCGAAGGCAACTTTGACAATCAACCCACTGGTATCAGCAACATCCTCGACACCAAGTCTTCCAGTTTTACGACTGAGAACTTGGGTCAGTTCTTGAACACTCTGGTTCAGCCTGGTCTGATGGTTGCTGTTGACTGCCCAGAAGCTGGTCCTCAGGCATGGTATACTGGTCTGTACAGTGCAGCTGCTGCAAGCGGTGGTGGTGCTTACGACATCATGTACAAAGCTGCTCAGGAACTGACTGCTGGCAACTTCGGTCGCTATTTCCCGAACAACGCACAGATGTTCGTGGATGTGGGTAACCGTGTCCATCTGGGTTACTACACCGATCGCAACGGTGCTCAGCGTGACATCCGTGACATCGACTACTTGGCAGCTGCCAACATCCTTGGTGCCAACAATGTGCATGCATTGCGTCAGTTCACCGAAACGTACCTGAACACCAACATCTCGTTGGCAGAGCGTCTCTCCGATCGCAAGCGTATGATCTCCAGCATGTCCAATGAGTCCGCTGTGTTTACAGGCTATGCTCAACGAGTGACCTTCAGCGCTACGTTCCTGGACGCTCTGCGTAAGGGTATTCAGGCTTGCAACCTGATGGTGCGTATCAACAGCCCAATGTCTGGTGCAGACTTCAACAACCAACGCGGTGTTGCAAGTTTCGCCAACGCTGGTCTGCTGGCACCTACTCAATCGTTCATGGGTTTCGGCATGGCTCCTCAGCATATGCAGAACTACATCAACATGGGTGGTTACCGCTACTGATCTGTAGAGATACGGATCTGACATAAAGATACACCAGCTTCGGCTGGTGTATCTTTTTTTGTCCTGTTTGTTAATTTTACTAATACCATATACTTTATGTGACCGCTGTCTGAATGTATCATCAACCAACCATAAAGGAAACTCATGCCTGTTATCCAAGAACTGGTTAACTACGACGAGATGTTTTATACATTACGTCATACCCCCACCCTCATCAACCACATGGCGTGTTCTACGCTTGAAGAACGTGAGGCTGTCAAAGAGAAACTTACCACACATCTCTCTAGTGATCAGATCAGTCTGATTCCCAGTTGTCAATGTGGACATACCAAAGGTGAATATTCTAAGAGTACTATCTGTCCAGTCTGTCACACTGAAGTTAAAGCTTCAGTTGTGTCAGATATCGAACCAGTCATCTGGCTCAAACAACCAGTAGGGGTAGAGAAGCTTATTTCTCCTGTGGTTTTCATGATGCTCATCAAGAGGTTTACCAAATCAGGGTTCTCTGTGATCGAATGGCTTTGTAACACAAGCTATACGACAGCAGCTAAAACACCTGACAAAGTGCTGACCAAACTGATGACGTGCAATATCGAGCGCGGTTACAATTACTTTGTGACTAATTTCGATTACATCATGGATACTCTCTTCTCCATGACTGAGTTTGCACCTAAGACTCAGAAGTTCGAGCTTAAGAGTGAGAGGATAGACTATCTTCAATCCTTGCTAAAAGACTATCGTAAGATAATTTTCAGTGAGTATCTGCCTTTGCCGAACAAGATAGTCCTGATCTTTGATACACAACCGCTAGGCACATACACAGATCCTTCCATTATGAAGGCTGTGAATGCTGTCAACACGATGGTGTCTATTGACAGAGACTTTTACGATCAGACAAGTAAGACCAAGCAAAACCGAACAGTTAAGTCCTTGATCATGCTTTGTGATTTCTACAACGACACCCTGTTGTTGATGGCTCATAAGCACGGTCACTTCAGGAAACACATGTTCGGAGCCAGAACCAACTTCTCATTCCGAGCAGTTATCATCTCTATTACAGCGGGTAAAGAGTATGATGAAATAGAAGCTCCTTGGTGTATGGCCACCACAGCTTACCGTATCCACATGTTGAATAAGCTGCGGCGTTACGGCATGGGTCTGAATGACTCTATTGGTTTCCTATACAAACATACTAACAAACACCACCCCTTGTTAGAAAGGTTTATGCAGGAGCTGATAGACGAAGCGCCTGATAAAGGTTTGTATGTATGTCTCCAAAGAAATCCGAGCCTTTTGCAGGGGTCGGCTCAACGAGTGAAGATTACTAAGTTCAAAAAGAACCCAAATGACCTCACTATTGGAATGCACATTTTAACAGTGCGCGCTTAATTCTTATCATTATTGTCAATCGCCGTTTAGCATACCTTTCTATATAGAAAGGATATATGCTTAGTAAATATTTACAAACCCAAAACTATCTTTCGCTACCCTGGTCTGACGGTCGTTATTCTGTTAACTCAGAAGGTGATGTCATATCGCGAGAGAACATTCAGATTGAGTGTATCTCAACTGAAACAGGAAGCACTTTGATTTTCTTAGATTGGATAAGAGGTCCTGGTCTATATCCAATAGAGTTTATCATAGCTTCGGCTTTTAAGCCCGTTCACGTTCATGAAAGTCAAGTGCATTTATTACACTTGATGTTCGAGGACGGTGATTTTAATAACTCTCATCCTAGCAACTTGATTTGGAAATTTCCAGTTGGTTTATCACATCCAGTACACAAAGATCATGCTTATATTCCTGGTTTTACAAGATATGGTATAACAAAGGAAGGAAAAGTTAGAAATTTGATAACTGGTGTGGATAAAAAAGCTTTTTGTGATAGAGATGGTTACCATTCCTATTCAGGTATTCCTGATGTTTCCCTTAATGAGAATACATCTTACAAATTTTTCAGACACAGAGCTATGTGCTTAGCATGGCTAGATTATCCTAGAAACGTTGAATCGCTGTACGTAAATCATAAAAATGAGATACCTGGCTTTGACACCTTAGATAATTTAGAATGGGTGACACCTAGAGGAAATGTCATTTATTCGAATTGTGATAGATCTGATGAAAAAGTAAATAGAATTCTTGAAAATGAGAAAAAGTATACCATAGACGTCATAACTAGAAATGTTAAAACCAATGAAATCACTATTTATGATAACCCGACGCAATGCGCAATTGCATTAGGCTTGAGTAATGATTTACTTTACCATCGGTTAAAAACAAAACCCGGTTGTAAACTTTGGGAAAATTACATGCAGTTTCAATGGCTATCTGAATTAAAAGAATGGAAAAATTATGAAAATTTAGAAAATGAGTACGATCAATTCAGGTATGGTTCAGCAATACTTGTTAAAAACATAATCACGGATGAGGTGACTGAATATAAAAGTGCTAGGGATTGCTCTCTGAAACTTGGATATTCTGAACTAACCGTGTCCGTCAGACTTAGATCTTCCGATATTAAAATCTATTCAGACGGATTATGTTTCAAACGAAAATTAGATGCAAGACCATGGCCTCAGGAAAAACCATCCTTAGAAGATTTACAAATAAAAATACCAGTTACTGCTAGAAATATATTCACACGCAAAGAACGTAAATTTGAATCGCTGGCAGCTTGTGAGAAAATAACTGGTGTTTCATGGGGTGTTCAACTATCTATTAAAAATAAAAGATTAAAGAACATTCCGATTAAAGGTTGGCAATTTAGTTTCAACGGACAGTTTAAAGATCTTACCGATAAGGAGCTGAGGTACTTTAAACAATTATGTCTCGATAAAAGATCTTTTAGGGGTAACGGATATTTTATCGAAAACGTTGAAACTGGCGAAACTAGGATTATAACAAGTCCTATAGATATTAGTCAGCAATTTGGGTATGCTAGACAATATATCCCTACAATAGCTAGAAGAAAAGCATTGATAGGCGGTGTGTGGCGATTGACATTGTATTTTAATAATGATGAGATAAGGCACTTAGTTGAGTAATTGACTAAGTTATCTCTTTGAATTGCTGGGAAGTCCTTTAGAGTCTTATATACTACAACGTGATCGGAAACGATGAGCGTGATAGTTTGAAAAATATAAGAATTGGGTAATCAGCAGCTAAGACGCTAAAGTTGATTCTTATCAACCATGCGTAAAGTTCAACGATCATCGGAGTTGCGACCGAGTAAAGCCCTAAGCAGGGAAGAAGCGGAGAGCATCCTTTAATAAGGATGAAGATATGATCTGTTCCTGTATGAAAGTACAGGTGGGTGTGTAAGCGCACCGGGTAAAGAGGGTAAGCTGTGAAGCTGAGCGACTTTACTGGACAATAAGCCAAATGCTGATTTTGACGGTAGAGTGTTGCCGTCGTTTAAACTCTTCTAATTGCGGGAAACTCCTTAGAGCCTTGTGCACCAAACTGCGATAGAAATATATGCAGTGGCCAGAGTAACTATCTGGGTATGGTAAAAGATACAAGGATTGGGCAATCCGCACCGAAGCTCCTAACTAAGTATAGACATATATACTTACATGGAGTGTGGTCAACGACTATCCCACATGGGAGTACACTCAAGCGAGTGGAAACGAAGAGCATCGAAAGATGAAGATATAGTCTAATCTGATATGAAAGTATCAGGATCCTTAAGCAAGATCAATAAGTTTAGCGAACTTAGTTAAAGCTAGAGTGAGGTAGTTATGGACGCTCTCAATGTCTCTATCTCACTTGACGAAAAGATGTCTAATATGTGGTATCCTCTCTCACCAGAGTTTAACATATTTCAGATGACTAAGCCGTTCCAGGTTTCAGGTAACGTAAGTATCCCAAAGCCTAATATTGCAACAATCTCATCTTGGTTGGAGAGTTAATGTATCAAATCAATGTGATCGAAGCTTCACCTTTGGCTTTTGATTACCTTGCATTCCCAAATCAATCTCCAAGCACTTTGCAGTATTTCCAAAACCAAATGCAGTCGTTCAGTAATGCGCTGACTGAAACTGGTCAAAGATTTATGCAAGGTGCTAAAGAGTTGTATGCAAGAATCCATGATAACACAGCTATCAGGATAGCTAAAGCTGCTATCAGACATGCCGGTGGGTTATATCAACCTAACGTCATTATCCAGATAGATGACATCGAAGGTATGAGAAGCGCTACACCCATGATGCAAAACTACATCATGGCACAGCCGGACCTTCGAAACATGTACCATAGACAACTCGTCAATGGCTACAGCGACACTTATATCGATATCGATCCTAAGCAAAGTAATGATCAGCACTACTATTACCGCAGGGTGATGGATGGTGTGGTCCAGGACATTGAAGTGGATGGTAAGTATGAGTGGGTGGCTAAACAGTATTGTGATGAACTATTTGAAGGTCATCAAGATCTTTCAACAGAAGAACGTCACGATATATTGTTGACATGGGATAAGATCCAACAGATCTTGGCTGAGGGTCGTGACCCTACCGATATCTTTGGTGAGTGATACATAAAGAAATACCCGGCCAAAGCTGGGTATTTCTTTTTTCACCGGCTGGTAGTATGGTATGATCTTTTACCTTTAAGAGGCCCGTATGAGTTCTTCAGCCACTATGCCTAGTCTGAGCACAGACGGCTGGGTCACAGGCAGTTTGAAAACAGCAGACTATTTGTTTTCACATTTCTTTGCTTCTGACCACAGTCAATCTTACACTTTTCCAGAAGGTGTAACTTCTTTTTCTTACATACTCCATACCAACCAAGGTGACATACCCGCTACAATCAGGTCTTTAGAATCTGTTTTGGCTAAATACTTCAGTAAGTTTTTTGAAAATGTTGTTGTGGAAGTAGATGACAGTCTTACAGCAACAGGTTCCAGTTCTGTTAGTTTAAGTTTATTTATTAACTTTACAGACACAGTAGGTACTACTTATACCTTAGGTAAAATGGTAGAGTATACCAACACAACCATCAGCAAAATCATATCTATCAATAACGGGTGACAACATGGATAAAGACGTTAAACAAGAATTGCAGAACAACATAGATCAAAGCTATAAAACTTTGGTTAGTGAAACCCCTGTCGCTAAACTACCAGAGAAGATCTTCTCACAGTACTTCCTACCTTATTTCTCCGGTGAGAAAACTCCGACTGTTTCGCAACCTGTCTTTGCCGAATGGGTAAGTGTGGCTGGTAACCCCATGGCACCTGTAGATGTCATCGGTAATAACAACGAAGTATTGTTCAGAGTGCCTGCTCTTTATGACACAGGCATGGTGACTATGCTGCAAGGTAAAACCATGCGGGAGATCTTCAGTCAGTATGAGCTGTATAACAACAACCTACCTCAAGTAGCCAATAACTTTTTAGCTAAAGCTCTTGAGCATAAGTCTGATGGTTATACCGAAGTGCCTTTAACCCAGGCGCAAAAAGATTGGGAAGGCATCCTTACTAGGTATAACTTAGGTTCAAAGACTGAAAACTCAGGATCTGTAACTAATAATGATGACAAAGACGATCTGATCTATGACTGAACGTTTAAGGTATTTAGTTCTCAGTGATGTACATCTGGGTAGTAAGAATAACCCAACAGAGGAAATTATTGCAAATCTAGATACTTTCTTTGAAGACTATAGCCCTAAAAGCGATCATTGTAAACTAGATATCATCTTCATAGCTGGTGATTTGTTTGACAGATTACTAGACATGGATGATGAGAATACGCACCTTATCAAACTGTGGTTGGATAGACTATCTAGATTTTGCTCTAGAGAGAACATCTCACTGAGGATCCTGAAAGGTACGCCCAGTCATGATTGGAATCAATCGTCTCAAGCAGAAACTGTTTGGAAGATATCGCAGACACCTGGTGATTTCAAATACATAGACATTCTTTCTATAGAGTACATGGAGAAACATGACATACACGTTCTTTATGTGCCTGATGAATGGGCTGCCACAACACAAGAAACTTTAGATCAGGTAAAGACTTTGATGGCTGAGATGCAGTTGAAAACTGTGGATATAGCTATCATGCATGGTTTGTTTAACTATCAGTTACCTGGTGTGGGTAAGACCACCAGTAAACATGATGAGTTATCTTATCTTGAGTTAGTCAAGTACTTTATCAATATAGGACATATCCACACCCACTCGACATACGAAAGAATCTTAGCTCAAGGTTCTTTTGATAGACTTACTCACGGGGAAGAAGAACCCAAGGGTGCTATGTTGATGATATTGGATCCTGATGATGGTAATAAGTTCTTCTTTCTAGAGAATAAAAAAGCCAAGATCTTCAAAACAATCACTCTTAAGTTAGCTGATGTGGATAGATGTTTAGAATCCATAGACAAACAGCTCTTAAAGATTCCTATAAACTCATATATTAGAATTAAGGCCCGTAAAGATCACGGTGTTTATCAAGCCTTTGAGGAATTGAAACTCAGGTATCCTCTCTATCACCTAAGTAAAAAAAGCTTAGAGGATGAAGAAGAAGCTGTTCATAATGAGTATATCAATGACTTATTGGGGATGGAGTACAGCTCTGTGCAAATAGAAAGATCTAACATAACAACTTTGTTATTTGACGAGATCCAAAAAAAGCATAGTCTTAACACCGCTCAACAGACCATATTTAACACAATCATGACCAACACACTTACCAACATGAGGTGACTATGAACCCTTTATTTAACAGAGACATCAGTGCTTTTCCACTAAGCATAGGTACGTCTCTGGCTTTTGAGTCTGTCTTTGCAGGAAGACAGACTCCTTATGATCCTGAAAGAGAAATACCCAATCAGGTCATACTGAGTAATTACAACTCCTGTTTTGTCAATCTTTCAACACTCTACAGAAACATACTTGGGTCTGTAGATAAAGAAGTTAAGTTACAAGCCACGGCTGATGATTTTGCCGAAGTTATCCAGCAAGAAATCGAACTTATCCAAAGTTTATTTAAAGTAGAAGGCGGTGGTACTGCCACTCCTGTCTTTTACATCATGGAGTATGACAAGGCTGTTTCCAAAGCCAAGTCAGCTATCGTGGAACTGAGAGCTGATAAAACAGACATTCAGAAACATGAAAAAGCTATCCTTGTAAAGACGCTTGGTAAATTCAAAGACAGCCCAGATGTTCAAAAGTTCAAAGATTATATCAAAGCTCCTCATAGCACGAGGGCTTTGATTTTATCCCACGTACCTTGGGATCTGCTCTCACACGAGAAACTCAGTCGATTGGATTTACTTGAAAGTCATACTGGTAAACTCAAACCCAGATATGAATGGAATTCTAAGTATTACCCACTTGGGGAAAGAGATATGAAACATCTTCCTTTCCTGAGTAAACTTCTGATGGTGTTTGGTGATCGCGTGCTGTTTCAACCTGCTCTTATTAAGATACGTCAACAAGTCTACGATGTATCTATTAAAAGAGGTTGGACTTCCATGACGACCAAAGCCAAAGTAGTTATGGATTTATCCACTGACATTCCAGAACCCATGGTAGCTAGGATGTTAGCTCAACTCTAAAAATTATTTTTCGTATATAATGTATGATGAACTCCACCCACTAGGAACACAATGACAACCGTATCAGAACCACCAAAAATTAATGAACTCTCAAAGTTCATGATGTTTACACCCAATCCAAACAACGCTACTCGAAGGAGTAGGTTGGTTTGGGCTATTCGTGATGGCAACCCAAGGATCACGATTTGGACCAATGATCCTGGTGATAAAGATGGACGCGGGGCTATCACAGCCCCTATGAATCCTGAGACGTTCTTCTTGTTCCTAGATCTCTTTGAAGAAATCGTCAAAGGGGAAAACAACAAGAAGATGTCTATCGACATGCTATCCTATCCAAGATCGGATAATCCAGCTGATCGGACACCGGACGCACCAAAGGTCACCAACTCCAAACTCTTCTTTGGTAAGGATGACCAAGGTATGGCTTGGTTGTCTGTGATCTCTGTCGAGAGTGAGACTCGCCCAAGGCTGAAGTTTACGTTCCGGTTGTCTGATTTCCACAAGGTATATCGGTCAGATGGTACACAGCTTTCAGAATCAGAGGCTTCGTGCCTACACGCAGCAGCTACTATTCGTGCTTTGCGTAACATCTATACACAGAACGTGAATGTGTATAAACCGCCTTACGATAAGAATGCACCTGGTGCTTACCAGGCTAAGAAACCTTTCGAACAAAAAGCAGCAGCTAAACCAGTCATGGACTTTGACGATTTGACATTCTAATACTAGACAGGCCCTCTTTCGAAGGGCCTGTCTAGATGTTTTAAGTAACATTTACTTTATCTGAGCTTAGGTTCAAATTCTTTTAACGAAAGTGTCAACATGAGGATAACTACAAGCATAGCTCAACAATCGCCAAAAGCTATTATTGAGCACAAGGGTAAAGTGGTAGAATTCCAAGTATCCGTATTTGGAAAAGGTGCCATGATCGAGGAAGGTGACGATGACGGACTCAGCAATGACGTCTTCCATTATCTGAACTTTTATTGGTCGCAACTGGACGATCCTGTTCAAGACGGGATCTTTCAGGTGTATGAGAATGTAAGGGAGATCATTAATTCATCCTACACCGTGGGTGATATGAATGAAAATCTCTCTAAGGCAGTAGCTGAGCTGTTGTCTTACCATAAGCTGTCTGAAGTACAGATGTGGTTGTCTTTTAGTTCTGGTGTGATGGTACCTCAGACATTCTTGCCTGAGTATGTACCTAACATGGATAACAACTCTACAAGAGAAAAGACTTACACAAGGTCAGACTATCTGGAGCTGGTGGCTTTGTCCTTAGCTCTGAGGTCCATGATCCCTATCTGGGGTGAGTATATCTCTTCAACACGCAGGTCGTATGGTAACTACTACAAAGAGTTCCATGCATACATGCTGCTGAAGTATTCAGAGATCAACAACTCTCTGGCAGTACAGAAGCTGAGAACATATATTTCAAACCTCATGAATCAGTCAAAAGACGACAGTGAGAAGTTGATGAATGTGTTGTCTACTGAAGACTATCCTCAGTGGCTGTTGTCTTTGACTGTGGTCAAGAAGCTCTGTATCGGAGATATCTCTGGTAACAATCCAAAAGACCCCAAACAAGATATTGTCAAATATTTGTACAAGTTCTTGATGCAGCGTATTCGCAGTCCTGATGCGGATCATGCCAATAGAATCCAGAAGAACAAACTGGACGACATCGGTCGTGAGAACAAAGGAACTGTGCTTGAGCGCTACCGAATGAAAACCAACTTGTCGTTGGGTGAGGTGGTAGAGTTGGAATACTCGGTAGAAGATCTGCCGTATGTAGCTACTCGACTAACGTCCCTGATGTCAGAAGACATTTTTAATTCAGCACAGAGGACTTGTCAATTGTTACAACCGCATCAGGTCACTGATGTGCAAGTGCTGTTGTTATCATGGGTCATGAAACCTGTGATCTCACCAAGAGGTATCTCGTACTTGAATCGAGATATCATTATACAACTGCTTGGTGTTCTTCAAAGTGTCTTGTGGGCACGAGGACACAAGTATTTATCTTTGTTGGTTACGTCTTATCCAAGATACTCCAACGATGAATACGTATTGGCACCACAAAGTTCTAAGGACAGAATCCCTAAAGAACTTTCCGATAAGATTGAGCTGTTGTATCCTTTCAGCAAACCTATCGGTCGTGTGTCTACAGGCAAAGTATCCAACTACGCCCTGGAAGCTGTTGATCAAGTTGTTGCAGACCTTGTGTCTCACAGCTGGGTACCTACAGCAGAAGATCGTTGGCTGAGAGAAACTCTTGGCAATACGAGTAGGGTGTTTGTTATTAAACCTGACATAAGGTCAGATCTTGCAAAACTGCTCATTGAGTTGGGCGAAAGGAACTGGTTATGATGCAAAGTGCCATGAAACAAACCATAAGAGTTGCGAAACTCACCATGCAAGAGACTGGGACTTACAATCCCGTACATCAGCGTCCTTACATGACCCACGTAAGTGGGGATACAATGAACGCTATCGGTAACCGACTGCAACAGGTCGGTAACGGTAACATCACTGGGAATCTGTTAGGTGGTATCGCAAGTACCATCATGGCTCCCAGTGCCACACCAGGCGATGTGATCCATATTCCATATGGGTGGACTGAGAAACGCATCAGGTTTATTCTGGAAATCCACACAGTGTCTAACACGGGTAGTCTGTGTGTGTACTACTTCCAAGGGTTTACAGACACCCTGGGTGTAACTGCAAATGGTAACATCGATCCTAACATGGTCTTTGTCCTGAACAGTTTCATTCGTGTCAATCGTGTTGAGCAATTGACACCTATGGGTTATACAAGTAAAGACTTGGTAACTCAGAGTTCTCAGATCATCAACCCGGAACCCAACAGCGTGAACAAAGGCGTACACAAGATGCGACCACAGGAAGTCTTCACAGGCATCCAATCTGGTTACATTCAAAATGCGCATTCCTATCTTGAACCTGGAATCGGATACAACGATGGGCGTTTGCGGTTGGGTACTGAACCTATTGGGTCTAACCGTGAGAACAATCTACCAGGTCAGTTCATCAGCAAAGTGTTCGACACTCATCGTCAAGCATACGCACTGGCTGACTTTGGCCAGTCTGATGTTGATATCTACTCAAGGGGTACACAGATTGCTCTGGACACGATGATTTCTGAGAATCCGTTTATTCGGGCTATCAGTCAGATTCGCGGCATGCCTTTGGCGACGACGTTCAACTATGGCGATCTGATCAAACTGGACAGCAACACTGTGGCTATGACCAACATGCTGCGACTGGGTAACACCCATCAAGCAGCTGTTCATCAATCTGGTCAAAGCGAGTACTGGAACTCAGCCAACCGTGAAACTGTGGTGGCGACCATGTTGTCTAATGCAGTGCCGGCTATCATGATGTCACTTTTCATCTCAAAGGTAACATTCATGAGTACAAACCATAGCAGTATGGGACAAGTACACACCACTCTTATTGGTGGTTCTTCTGTGACGTCAGCAGACATGACCCAGGCTTTCCAGACATTTAAGAACCGTCTGGATACTGAGGTATTCTCTGATATCTCGTATGGTGGACAGCAACTGTACACACTTGAAATGGACGTCAACATCTTTGGCGAAACCAAAATCAACGTGAGTATCGACGGTGGTCCTGCCATCATGTATGTAACACCTTCGTTCTGTGATGGGTTGTTGGCTCCTGTATTGGCTCCTAACAACCAAGTGTTTGACCACAACGTTCACAACTTTGAGCAGATGTTCAAAGTGGTTGAACAAACCTACGCACCATCTCAGCAGTCCGTCATCAACAACATAGTTTAAAGGTAACAAAATGAAACTGTTGGATGTTTACGAAGCCATTCTTGAATACGCCACCATGAAGGTAGACAAGAGTGGGTTCATTAAGAATGCCTACGGGTCAGGTAATGAATCGATCCTGATTGAAGGAAAGCAACTGGTGATGCCTTATGATCAACAGTTGAGGAACTTCAATCCCAGTGAAAAGATGATCTTTCACCCCATGGCGGAGAACATCTTTAAAGGTGAGTCTGTTGTGATCAGCCTGCTGAAACAGAAGATCATGACGAAGATCAATATCTCGACATGTTACCTGCTTCAGACTCTGATCAACATTCTGGCCAGTCCAGACCTTCATAACCAAATGAACCCTCAGCAAGCTGAGTTGTTCAACATGGGTATGGATGCTGACATGAAGACTTTGACAAACTTTGTCAAAATCATGACACATGCAGTGAAGAACAAGCCTGACAAAGGCTTTGTGTCTCTTTATCTGAATCGCGGTGCGTCTTACCAAGGCAAGCGCTGTACTCGGGTATCTGTGGTGTCATTCCCGTTCTATGAGCAACTGACCAAAGAGAAAGAAACTCCTAACGGACTTCCTGTTGATCACCTGCGCATCAAGGACAAAGAATGTCTTCAGAAGATGTTTGAGTTTGTCTTTCCTGATCTGGAGAAGCAAGAGAGTTATAACTACGGTAGCAATAACAGCACTATTCCTTATCTGGATGTGTTGATGTTTGGTTCAGCCAAGATAACTGCACGCATCAATGACCTCGTTGAGATCTACAAAGATTACATCGACGAGAATGAGCAATGCATGTTTGCATCTGATTGGCTTGACGCTATGCGGGATATTGACTCTCTGAAAGCTGAAATATTGCGCATTCCTGTGCAGTATGGAAGTGACGGAAGTCTGACACCCAAAGCACCAACTGAGCCAGAGTCTACACAGACAGCTGTTCAGATGATGCCTCAGATGAGCACAATGCCAGTCCAACAGCCAAAGCCACAAGCTCCGGCTAATAAGAATGGTAAAGTCAGCTTTGAGCAAGCTACTCAAAGTAACGGTCAATTTGTACCTCAGCAAATGCCTATGGCCTACGATCCATATGGGCGTCCTGTGCAACCCATGCCTATGCAGCAAATGCCCATGCAGCCTATGGGTGTTGTGTATGACAGCTATGGTCGACCTATGCAAATGCCTATGCAAGGACATCCTCAACAGATGCCGATGCAGCAGCAGATGCATGGTTACCCACCGCAGTTTCAACAACCTATGCAGCAACAACAGATAGCGTCCCCGCAAAATGGCTGGCCGCAACCTGCCATGGCTGGAAACGTTAGGTATCCAGGAACCGGATACTACTGATAACTCGGGTTAAAAATCCAGAGTCCCCACAAGGGACTCTGGACATATAACAGCCTATGGGTTATTTTTTTGTACGATAGATATCTTTAATAGACTCTATCTCACTGAAATCAGGTATGATAATAGCAGTAATGGTAGATCTATAATTATCACTGTTATCGAACCCATTCACCCTCATGACAGCATAATGATACTGTTTAGGTATGTTGAGTTCATCTAACAACCCATAGAAGTCACCACTGTACTTATCTAGAAGATGAGTAGTGATAGTTTTTACTTTGGTGTTCTTACTTCTTAAGTAAGTCAGGTGGGATTCCAAAGTGTTAATGAAGTCTTTCTCAAAAAAGAAAGATTCTAGATTAGGGATTTGTTTTAGGATGTCCATGGTTTATGTTCCTGTGTCTATACCATCTAGACCACATATATTCTATTTGACTGTATCATCCATCAAAGTCTAAACATGAACATATTCTTATTGGACTTAGATCCTAAGGTTTCTGCTAGATACCTATGCAATGAACATGTCGTAAAGATGGTTCTTGAGTCTGGTCAGATGTTATCCACAGCTCACCAACTCGAATCAGATTACACAGACGGTCTTTACAAAGCCGCCCATGTTAATCACCCATCCACCATCTGGACAAGAGAAAGCATAGGTAACTATCTGTGGCACTATGAGTATTTCTGCTGCATGGCAGAAGAATACGAAGAACGCTACGGTAAACAACATTTGACTCACCTGTTATTACAGAGTAGGTTATCCATACCACCTGAGAAAATCACAAAGAAAGAAAGAACCCCCATACCTCTTTGTATGCCAGACAAATATAAGCAAGACGACCTTGTTCAAGCTTATAGATCCTTCTACATCGGTGAAAAACTTAAGTTTGCTCACTGGTCTCTTCCATCAAAAGTACCACACTGGATCATATCCACCATAAGGAGCAATCATGCAAAAGAATGAACTGAAACTGGAATTCGTAGGTATTCAAGGTCTGAATGCCTACTGTGCACATAACAGCTCCTCACGAGCAGTTATGTTCTCTTCACATATCGGTCAGCGTCTGGTGATCGACGGCGCTCAAGAGAAACTGGTACAGACTGGGCTTGAACAAGAGTTCGGTAAGTATACCTTTAACGTAAAGATGCCTGAAGATGGCCGCATCATCGCCATCATGGATCGCTACCCAAGAGGTATCGGTAACAAGTCTTTGAACTTCAATCCAGAGACTTATGTGTTCTTTGAACGTGAAGATAACAAACAGATAGACTATCTGGTCATTCCGTACAAAGCCCAATACCATCAGAACTTTGGCTTTAAGTACAAAGTTAACAAGAAGAACATCGGTAAGCTTCAGCCAGGTGCTTACATCCAAAAAGACACAATCTTTGCGGACACGCCAGCTGTCTCTGACAACGGTAACTTCATGTTTGGCATCAACGCTAACATCGCTTTGATGTCTATTCCGTCTGTGGCTGAGGACGGTATTATGGTCTCTAAGGACTTTCTGCCTAAGCTTAAGTTCAAGATCTATGACACCCGAGTGGTCAACTTCGGTAGTAAACAATTCCCGCTCAACCTTTACGGTACCATCAACGAGGTCAAACCTTTCCCAGAGATTGGTGACAAGATCCGTGAAGATGGTATTCTCATGGCGTTCAGAGATTTCAACACATCTCTTTCGCCTGTAGAGATGTCCCGTATCGATCTGATGGAAGTCGACCACATGTTTGACGAAGCTGTCTACGTACGAGGTGGGGGTGGAGTGGTGGTGGATGTCAAAGTCATTCGCAATAACGCACCTGTTAAGAATATGCCGGTGGAGATGTCTCACTACCTAAACAGGTACCATGAGGCCAATCAATCTTTTTACAAGAAAGTGATCGATCTGGAAATTTCTCTTCGCAAGGACAACAGAACAAAGTTTGGCACAAATGAGATCTTGACTACACCTAAGTTTGACAAGCTTGTCTGTGAAGCCATGGTGCAAACCAATCACAACAGCAGTAGCTTTAAACAACCACTGCAACTCCAATCACGGAAAACATCTGTTGACGAATATCAAATCCAGTTTGTGATTGAGTACACCATAGAGCCATGCGAAGGGTTTAAGTTAACCGATAATCATGGTGGTAAATAAAAATTTATAGTTCATTGGTAGAACAACAACCTAGATTTCAGATGTGTCGATTTGAAATCATTTAAAAGAAAGAGGTGAGTATGAAATGAGCAGAAGCAAGATTGATATTGGACAACGTTTCAATATGTTAACAGTTCTCGAAGAAGCTCCGATGGGTAAGAGCGGGCGTATTTTTAAATGCCAGTGTGATTGCGGCGTAATTAAAAATATATGTCTACCTCTATTGAAAAGACCTACAAATAAAAGTTGTGGGTGTTACCGTCAGGCTAATAAAACAAAGCATGGTTTATGGCAAAGCAGGGAATATTCTACTTGGGAGAATATGATCCAGCGTTGCACTAATAAAAATAACATAAAATACCATCTTTACGGTGAACGCGGGATCACCATATGTGAAAGCTGGCTTAAGTCATTCAAGCACTTTTACGACGATATGGGTCCAAGACCGGACAACACAACGCTCGACAGAATAGACGGCGATAAGGGTTATTACAAAGCTAATTGTAAATGGAGTAATCCAAGAGAGCAAATGGTGAATGTAAGATACTACCATCAAAACGTCAAGTACGGTGATATAATACAACCTATTGAAGAGTGGATAAGACAACTAAATATAGACCGTGAGAAGTTTAAAACAAGACTACTTCGCGGTTTAGGTTTTAAGGAAACGTTGTTCAACACTTTCGATATAATTGTTTACAATGTCACTGAGCGTAAACAAACCGTATGGAATTTTCAAGATTTTATAAATCAAACTAAGCTAGACCAAAATAAAGTCATAGAGCTTTTGGATGATAATCATGAAATCCCATATGAGAACTACATTTTAAGATATCTGACTGGATTTACCACCTGGCCAGAGAATATCTTTAGACTTAGCTAGATCGACACATCGAAATAAGTCTGGTAACTACCAATGAAATATAAAATCCTGCCACCTATTTACAGTAATGTAAATACAAAAAATCTCTCTAATTGCCGGGGAACCCCCAAAACTTTATTGACCAACTTAACCATGAAAATGAGTTAACGGCTGTGCTAATCACACAGGTAAGGTAAAACTAATAAAGATATATGGGCAATCCGCACCGAAGCTCCTAACTAAGTATGTACATATATACTTACATGGGGTGTGGCCAACGACTAGCCGTAAGGCGTAGGATCTTAGCAAGATTCGAAATGGGAGACATCCTAACCGAAAGGAAGGATGAAGATATAGTCTGTTCCTGTATGAAAGTACAGGCGGGTGTCTTAGCACACCGGGTAAAGAGAGTAAGCTGTGAAGCTGAGCGACTTTACTGGACAATAAGAAAGGCGTAGTTGTAAAAACTGAGGAACCTGAGAACATGCCAGTGGACGAAAATGGCAATCGTGCGGATGTGGTGATGGACGCAGCATCTACTATCTCCCGCATGAACTTAGGTAGGTTGTATGAACAGCACATGAGTGCTACGCTGAGGGACATCACCCAGCACGTCAGACAACAATTTGGATATGAGCGATTGACACCCACAGCTGTGACAGCAGAACAGTTACTGGCTAAGCACGATATCCAAAAGATACAAGCCGTGCATCAGTATGTCGTGGACTTCTATAAGTTGTTCTCAGACAAACAAGCCATGTACTACGCAAGTATGGTAACACCAGAGAGTCAGGCTGAGCACATGGTCAGTATCATCTCTAACCATGCGTATGCCTATGTGCCTATTGACAAACAGCTCTCATCCAAAGAGATCGTCAAAAGGATAGAGGCGTCTCCTTACAAACCAGTCTACGGTAAGGTAACCTATCGTGGTAATTCTGGTGAAATGGTGACTACGGAAAGAAATGTAAGGATCGCTCCTCTGTACATGATGCTGTTGGAAAAGATCGCTGACGACTGGACAGCTGTGAGCACAGGCAACCTTCAGTTGCATGGATTGTTGGCTCAGGTCAACCGTCGTGAAAAGCATGCAAGACCTTATCGCAACACACCGGTCAGGACCATCGGTGAGACTGAGGGTCGTTTGTTTGTGGGGTATTGTGGTCGGGAAGCTGTGGCTGAGATGTTGGATAGATCTGGTAACCCTCTTGTTCAGCGCCATATGGCAAGGAACATCTTGGATGCTGAGAAACCTTCTGATATCAAAGAGATCGTGGATAGGAATCTGGTTACTTACGGTAACACGAAACCCATACAGATCATCAACCACATGTTCACCTGTACCGGATTTAAAACCAAGTACGTGGAAGAATAAAGTATCATGAACAATTTGTCTGCAAGAGAAATCTGCTTCCTTAGCCAGAGTCAGTTGAGCGAGCTTCCCAAAAGCTTTCTTCTGACTTTTGACGACGGAAACACCGTTCCGTCTACACGGAATAAGACTACCTATAGTTGGCACTTCTGGGAATTCCACAGAAGGTATGCTGGCTTGCCTTTGACGAGTAGGCATTGTGTTGAGACTGTGCTCAAGAACCAACCCTTGAGTTCAGAGACGCATATCGAGCTGTTGGGAAGGATAGCTGAGGATACGATCTGGCACTTCAAGATCAACAGTCCAGTGGATCGAGAGAACATCAACAAACTGATTTACCAAATCACAAACAATGTTCATAACAAGGTGACATGTGAGGCAGAAGCTTATGTGTCATCTATCGACATTTTGGACTTCATTGAAGTGGTGGATCACCCGACTGTTAAACAGATCAATGACTCTGTACAGCCAAATAACGATTCCATTGTGGATAGTTACAATAAGATCCTGAACATCCTTAAGACTAACGAGGAGTTTTCCAACAACAACTTGGCTAGGGCTGTTCGGTCTAAGATGGTGAATGCCAACCAAGTTACCCAGTGTGTGGCTGTGCGTGGGTTTCTGACAGAGGTAGATGGTAAGATCCTTCCTACTCCTATCATGTCCAACTTCACAGAAGGGTTTGTGAGACTTCACGACTACGCAGCTGAATCACGTTCTGCTGCTAAGAGTCACTATTTCTCAGAGTCGCCTTTGGAAGATGCTGAGTATTTTGCTCGGCGACTTCAGCTGTTGTGCATGACAGTAGAAAGACTTCACTATGTAGATTGTGGATCTACAGATTACATTCACTGGCTAATACTTCCACCTACCAAAGATGAAGCTGGTGTAACGACCTACCAAGGTGATCTGGCTTACATGGCTGGCAAGTATTATCTGGATGAAGAAACTGGTAATCTGAAAATGATCCGTGGTGACGACTCTACTCTGTATGGGAAGACACTTAAAATCAGGTCTGTTCTGGGTTGTAAGCACAACGACAAGCACGGTGTCTGTGCTGTATGCTTCGGTGGGTTGTCATACAACCTGTCTGCATATACCAACCTTGGGCATATTTGTGCAGCCACGATGACTCAACAGACCTCTCAGTCTGTGTTGTCGAACAAGCACTATCAGGCCAGTTCAGTCTCACCCACCATCAACCTCTCTGATAACACAGGAAGATTCTTTGATCTGACTAAAGAGAAGACTGGATACATCCTGAACACAAGGTTCAAGAAGATGAATCCTACGATAACGATCAGTAGGGATTGCTTGCCTGGGTTGGTGGATCTGCATATTGCTCAAGATGTGACTAAGATCAACCCGACTCGTGTGAGTAACATCTCTACGATCGATCTGTGTTTGACAGACGCCAAAGGTAACAAGCTTGTTGATACAGTAGATCTTTCTCAAGGTAATCGAGGAGCTAATCTGAGCCAGGAGTTTCTGTATTATCTTAAAGATCATGGATGGCACACAGACAGCAAAAACAACTTTGTTCTTGAGTTGACCAACTGGAACTATACACTGCCGTTGTTCAAGATGCCCGACATCGAGTACTCGTTCTCAGATCACTCTAAACAAGTGGCCGAGATCATCGAGTCTAAGTTGGAAAACCTGAATGATCGACAGACTCCAGAGTCTGCTGTCTACACACTGCAACAGCTGTTCATGTTGGTGAATGCCAAACTCAATGTGAACATAGCTTGTCTTGAAGTGATTATCTACGCAAGTATGGTAAGTGAACCAGGTACCTTCGGTCTTTCTCGTGGGTCTGATAAAGCTGTGATGTCTATCGCAGCCAGAGTCATGAAGAACCGAAGTCTCTCTGTGGCATTTGCTTATCAGGGTCAGCAAGATGTGATCCTGAATCCAGCCAGCTATTACAAGTTGGACAGACCCGACAGCCCGTTCGATGTGTTCGTGATGCCTCATGAGGTACTCGAAGCTGAACGACAACGAAGAACCTTAACTGTCTAAGGAGTAAGAAAAGCCTATTAACACCAGGCTTTTCTTTTTCTCTATGCAAATCGATATACCCAAACACTTCCATGTAACCAAATACACACATTCATTCAGCGTCACTTTCCCTACACCCAGAGCTTTGGCTATGTTGCTTAAGTTCTGTGTTAAGTTTGTTCAAATCAACTATGTGAAAATAGGGAATAAACAAAACACAGTACAGAAGACATATGCTTGGAAGAACAAAGCCAGCACAGAGTTTAGATTTCACATAGCTCAATACTCAGAGTTTCTGAAGCTTCTTGCTTATGAACACTTTGATGACAGCATGTATGAAGTTACAGTAGCGGATTCCTATGAAGCTACTAAAGTAGATCTAAAACTCAACCCAGGTTGGGAACTTAGAGATTATCAAAACGAGGTGGTGCAATTCTGCTCTGCCAAGTACGAAGGTGATTTCAACAGCAGATTGGTGTCTTTACCGACAGGTACAGGTAAAGGTATAAGTTCTTTAGCCACGGCTGTGAACATGGGTGAGCGAGTATTTGTACTTGTTCTACCTAAGTACATAGAAAAGTGGGCTGAGGAAATAGTAGCTGTGGTTAATGTTAAGCCCAAAGAGATCATGACCGTACAAGGTGGTGATCAGCTAAAGGGTTTGATATCCTTAGCCGCAGATGGACAGCTTACCAGTAAGTTTATCATCTGTAGTTTGACTACATTCATGTACTACCTAGAAGCATATTCTGGATCCGTAGATGAATTTGAGATGAGTGGGTATGAGTGCAAACCTTGTGACTTTGCAAGAACGATCAAGGCAGGTACGATGATTGTCGATGAAGGTCACCAGCACTTTCATGCAGTATTCAGAGCGCTAACGCACATGCATATCCACAACTTGGTATTTCTAACAGCTACCCTGGTATCTGAAGATCCGTTTCTAAAGAGGATGTATAGTCTCATCTTCCCTAAACAGATCCGTTTCGACAAAATCGAAATGAAGAAATACATCAAGCTGTTCCCTATCAGCTATGAGATCTCTAATTTCAACGCCTCTAAAATACGAACCTCACCTTTTGGTAGTAATAACTACAGCCATATAGAGTTTGAGAAAAGTATAACTAAGAATACCATGAAGAGAGATAACTACTTCATGATGCTTACGAGGTTGGTTAAGGACACGTATATATCTGGTAAGATGGAAAACGATAAACTCGTTGTCTTTTGTGCCAGTATAGATATGTGTACTGAGTATACCAAACATTTGAAAGAAGAGTTTCCTGATCTGGATGTGCGAAGGTATGTGGAAGACGACCCTTATGAGAATGTGATCGAAGCTGACATAAGAGTCACTACGATCCAGTCTGGTGGTACGGCTATCGATATACCTAATCTAAGAGTGGCGATCATGTCTGTCTCCGTAGACAGTCCTGTATCTAATCTTCAAGCGTTAGGTAGACTGAGAGAGTTGAAAGACAGAGATGTTAAGTTCTACTACCTGTATTGCTTACAGATCCCTAAGCAAGTAGGTTATCACCGTAATCGAAAGCTTTTGTATCAGCCTAAGGTAGCTTCCATCAATGAGCTACACTATCCAAACATGATATGACAGCAAAAAATACTCCCAGGCCAAAAGGCCGGGAGTATTTTTTTTTTTTGTTTAAAGCTTTCTTAATCTAAAAGCTGCAGTTACTTTAACAGAAGAATAGTTAGTCAGTATGCGAGGTCTGATATAATACACACCACTAGACTGACCAGCTAACAGTACAGATAT